CGCGGTACGGAAGTTAATGGATTGCATAAACACCTCGTGTACTCGTTATGTGTACGCAATTATAGGTTTTAATGATGCTGAATACCACTTCTTGGTGCCTTAAATCCTCGAGATGCAGTCTTGCAATTGCTGGGATTAAGCAGAATAAGTGGTTGGAATTCTGAGCAGTAATCCAATCTTGGCTATGTGCTCATATGGCAGCTCTCCGGTTTTACCATCATGTATCGAGGCTATCAGATTCAATTCTTGCGCCGCTTTACGAATTTCAGTTTCTGATGGAACAAGGCGAAAACCGATGGGTAACATTTTGATATAGAAAGGTAATAGTTCGTACTTCACCCGTAACTGTGCTGCCGCATCTTTCAAATCATGGATGATTTCTTGTTTTAAGTCAGAGCGGGGATTCGATAGCTTTGCTTGGTTAGACAATAACAGATGCGATATTTCCCCCAACTGTTCCTTGAATGAAATGTAAGACTCAACCCCCTTGATGATGAGTCGACCTAGGACAAAAACGCTTACTCCAGTGACAACAGTGACAAAAGCAGACGAACTCATTCGCGTACCTAAAAAGAGAATTATAACCTCATCTTATCTTCAAGTGAGTAACCGCGTCTAATGGGAGGAATCATTTAAATGGCCAGGGCGATATAGGTCCAGTCATGCCTCTCTATGGTTTCTCTGAAAACAAATCATATAGCAGGACTATCATCAAATTCACCGTCCCTGGCGTCATTGATAATGTGGGTGATCACACCAAAAACAGCATTACTGCCCGTGTATCCATCGTCATCCACTGGTAACGCCTCTTTCTTCCCGGTGCTTAAATCCTCCAGGTGCTGGCGCGGATACTTCCTGTATCTCTTTATGCGATATTCACCCTCCATAGCGCAGACAAGCAGCGAACCATCAACCGGAGTAAGCGAGGAATCAACCACCAGCAACGCCCCTTGCAATATGCCTTCGCGGTAGTGGCTGTCAGCCGCCCGCATGAAGTAGGTGGCTGATGGATGCCTGATTAGTTGCTGATCAAGAGAAATTCGGCTTTCAACATAATCCGCCGCAGGAGAAGGGAAGCCCATAGCGTTTTACCTCAATAATACTGTTTATTCATACAGTATACATTGAAAAGGCATAGTTTGTGAAAGCGGGGTTTGTAGGCGCGCCACGCTGGGGGCTAATCACATTTCTCCCCCAGCTTGCCGTTATTTTTTTGGTGCATCCTCGTTCTGATACACCGGATCGCTCCCTTTTGGCAACTGGAGGCTTAACTGCCGGTAGTGCCGTAGCCGTTCCATGAAATAGGCGCGCAGGTTTTCCGGTTGCTCACGGGCCACCTGCTCTGCAATCACAGGTATATTCAGCCGTTCTTTGTAAGCAACGCCGCTGGCGGCAAGGTCTACGTTCACCTTGTCTCGCTCTTCCTGGCTTTTAGCTGCTATATTTCGATCTGACACAAGAAACCTCCAGGAGTTAGTGGATCAGGCACATGCACAATAACGTTCTCAATGTTAGCCGTTCAATTCAGACAATCAGGGACTGCACCAGTGTGGTGGCATCAATCCCATTGCGAAACAGCATAGACGAACTGCAAATTCGTGTATTGAATCCGAATCAGGCTAATAAGCAATTGCGCTTTATTTTGACGCTGAAAAGTGAAACAGAGGGGATAAAGCACAGCGTAAAAGTGTTTTCTGAGGCCATTCTGCTTAATGGGAAGCTCCGGCATCTGATAAGGCCAGAACGTCAATATCCTGACGTCCTGGCGCGAGAAAAAGACCTTCTTTCTGAAGCTCAGGATAGGGTGATCGATTTCGTCAAATGCTATCCCCTGCATTGAGGGCAGGTGTTCCCTTCCGCAAAGTAGGGAAAACTGCTATCAAGTTCATCACACCATCTGCGATGGTCGTAGCACCAAAACGCCTCCCACGGTGCACGGAAATACTTCATCCATCAGGACACGCGATCAGGTATATCTGCTGGTGGCAGTTCTTCTGGCAATAATTTGCCTGATAATTCCCTTTCCGCCCGCGACAGCATTTTTTTGAGGCTCGCGTTCTCTTTTTCAAGCTCATCTACGCGCACCTGTAATTCAGCTTTCGTTGGCATGGTCCGCCTCATGCTTTTCAGCCACCAGCGGCAATAAAGCCCTGGCCATCTTATGAACCAACAGAGCATCGATAATGCCAAGCGTATGCCCCGGCTTAATGTTTAATGCCGCCTCAAGGTGACACCTTTCCAGGTCACTTTTCTCGGCTTGTTTATGATGATCTGGCGTAATAACGTCGCCCAAAACACGGCTAATTCTTTCTCGTAATTGCTGGGTGCCAGCACACTTGATCGCTGTATCGTGGAGACGGTTAACCAGTTCGCGATAAACATGCGGCTTAATTCGGATACGTTCACCGGTGACGCCCTTTCCTGGTGCTGGCACCGAACTATCCGGAATATCCGGATAGTTGCCAGCCAGTCTGCGCAAAACAGCCTTAACACCCTCAATACGGTCATCATCGCAATTTTCCAGCGTATCTATGCGGTCGTGCATGATGATTGCGTTATCAATATCAGGATTGCCGGTCCACTCATTACCGCGATTGGATTAGGCAGCCTGGTTGCCGCGTACTGGTTGATTCTCGGCTTTACCCTGTCTGTCGTCGCTGCATGAATGCCCTTCCAGCCAGACCAGTGCTTGTCGCATGAAATACGCAATATGCTTGCCGTGGTAATCGTCTTCATCGATGTGAAAAGCGATACTGCGGATATATTCAATTGCGTTTTCAATGGCCTCCGGCGTTACCGGTGCTGACATATTTTGATTTTGGAGTGCCAAGACGCGGCTGGCATCCTCTACGCCTTTAACTGCATCTGCGCAGTAGTTATAGCGATTGCATTCCACTAACTTCTGCTTGAGATTTTCAATTGCTTGTGCGACATCAGCCTGCAATTCCGGAACTGGCGGAGTGGCATATAACGGCACCCACTTTGGTGCTTTATCCCCGACCGAACGCTGATACCAGTCACCCGGTTTGTATTCATAAAACTCACCAACAGGCTCTGCTTCCAGCGATGCCAGCGCAATTTCATAAGCACGGCGCTCAATATTGTCTCGCACGTCCAGACTGCCTATGCGCTCTTTGATTTCTTTAATCAGTTCTTTGTCGGTTAAAGTGGTCATAAATTATGCCTCAGTTGTATCCGATTGGATTAACCGCAACAATAACGCCATCCGCGAACAAATCTTTAATGAGGTGTTCGCTCGGCTCGCCTTTTTCGTACTCTTCAATAAGGTAAGTGTCTCCATCCTCATTGATATAAACTGGAAGAATGGAACCGTTGATGAAGTAGGTTCCGTTGTTATCGAGGATTTTTGCCTCGGCGATTTGTTTTTTGGTAAAAAGATCTTCTTTTTTCAAAGTTGCCATATCTGTTTCCTTATGTGGGTTAATTTTATTGTGTAGCTTCCTGAATGGGGTCCACACTATATCGATATACAGTTCAACTAACGGTTCAAATACTTTCCCCATTAGAACAGTCACTAATATTGAGGCTATTGGTATCAGCAACACGAAAAACAGAATGATAAACAGCAATTCTATTGCTCTACTCTTTCGCGGATATTCTTTTCTGAATAAAGTGGGCATTTCCTCCCCATTAAATGCCTCAATGATTTCTCCAGTGTTTTGCGCTGCACCTGAATTATCTTTAAATCCTTCTTTCATCGTTTGCTATCTTCCTCACACCCAAGATATGAAAGAGATGTAATTGCTTTTGCACGGAAACCACCAACCTTGCTAAGTGCGCTTTTAAGTGCGTCAAGGTCAGATTGTGATTTGATCATGAAAGTTAACCGCGCAATTCCAGACATAGAGTCAGAACCATTCACTGCGTTGTAGTGATATATGTATCGGGTGACTGATTGAGTCACGCCCTCCTGCTGGTGGTTTATATTGGCGTCCTGTCTTGTGTTGGCCTGCTCCAACTCTTCGATACGTTCAGCCATCGCAGCACACTCTTCAAAGTTGCTTAATGCTTTTCGCTCCGATTCAGCGCATTGTTTTTCCAGTTCTGCTATGCGCTTACCTCCATCCGCGATTACTCCCTCGTAATGCTCGCGCTGCTCGTTGAGTTTTGATTTTGCCGACTCCAGTTGTTTTGTTAGTTCCGCAATACGGCAAACATCGTTGATACGCGTTTCCTCTAATGCGTTGATCTCATCCAGTAGTGCCAGCGCAACTTTTGGTGGGATAGCCGCGATATAACGGGCATTAGCACCAGCATTCCTTTGCCCATCAATGCCAGGCCAGTCAATAAAGTATCCGCAATGCCTACCCTCAGACGTTCGCGCAGGATAAATGCCGTTATGACCCGGCAAAATATATGCTACCCATTCATCTTGCGTTGCCTGTTCCGCCGCCTCGCGCAGTTCTTGATAGTTAATTTTGCTCACTGGTTGCCTCCGCTTCCCACGTTTTCAGACTTTCACCACAGAACGGGCAAAATGAAATTCGAATCGGCGATTTAGAAAACTCGCCTGACCGCAGCATGATCAGGTCTTGTGAATGAATTAATGCATGGTTATAGATTTTGTATTTCAGCAGACCTTTTCGCGTCGTGTATTCAGCGTCATGTTCCAGGGATTGCGTCAACGCCGCGCACGGTTCTATCTTGTTGCCATTAATTTGGCATTTTGACTCACTCACTGGTTGCCCCCTGAATACGCTTAAACTCGATTACCCATACCCACGGGTTAGATAGCCAGTTATCCTGCCCGTAAATACTGCGCCAGATATCACCAAAACCAACGCGATAAACAGCTTCAGGTGGCGTAATCTTGTACGTCGCCGGAGTTGCGCCTTCTGCTTTAGCATCTGCCTCGCTCATGTCATGCAGCCGTTCCACACGCACGTCGGTAATTTCCAGAAGAATGCGCGATGCCCAGCGCGGCATGTGAATTGATGGCGTCCACTTTTCTGATACTGGTTTATTACAAACATCGACCGGAACCCGGTGCGTTTGTTCTGTCCAGGAGTTACGCACGCTTGCGCGATAAACCAGCGTTGCGACGTCCGTCGCTTTGCCATGTACCCGGTAGGTTTCGCGAACCCAAATACGATCGCCCGGTTGACCATATGGACAATGCTTGGCAAGCAACTCTGCGGCAACTGCTCGTCCATAGAATTTTTCTTCAACAATCCTGCGAGTCTGTGTTTTATTCCCGCCAAGAATTGCCCGGACCATCTCATCGTTAAAAATCATCCCGCGTTCTTTCATTTTTTGATCCACTCCATCAGTTATTGAACGTGATCACTCCGCGCTCGATGGCGAAGTCGAAAAGCTGGTTGGCGGCTACGTAAAGGCGTATGCCATGTGCTTTTTCCCATGCCCGGACATCGTTTTCTGCGCTTCTGGCGCATTCATCGCAAAGAGGAACGGCCCAGCGATCGTGTTCGTTTAACGAGCGGGCGCGGTACATGAACGGGTGATTAACTTTGCCTCCGCATCCGATGCACGGACGAGAAATCACAAACCGGAGATAAGCCGGGCTTTTACCGAGAACCGCTTTTGGTCGGCGCATATACAGCAGGCCGGAATCCTCATCTACAGACAGGTTGACGATCTGCTCTGCGGTTATGTCCACCAGCTCACGGGTGCTGTGCTCCCAGGTGATATCCGATTCTTTCAGTGTGCCGGTAGGGATTTCCTGTTTTGGCTGACAAAATGCAATGCGACCGGCTTCATCTGGCAGCTCGTCTTTCAGATTCCGGCGAATGGCCCAAAAAGTGAGTTCAACCATGCTCAGATCGCGTTCTGGCGGTAGTTTTAACTCGCTCGCAGCCCAGTTCATAACCCAGTTGGCACGATTCAGGGATAACTGGTCATCCAGCTTGCCGTACCCCTTCATCATGTATTCCGCATCATGCTTCCAGCACAGGCGAACGGCAGAGCCGTTATAGAAATGAGTGGTTAGCTGGTGGCTGCAATCGCGCTTATCGTGCGCCTGGCAATCGTGGATATTGGAACTTACCCAATGAACAAGCGAATCTTCACCGCCTAATGCGTTAAATACGCGCTCGCTTTGAAAAAATGCTTTCAGAGACTGGTTGGCAACCAGCGAATAGTTCAGATCCACTACGCCATCTGGCGTGTTTTCAGCCTGTTCGCGCGGAAGTGGAGAGATAATGAAACGGCGACCTGCGCCAATGTAGTTGCTGGTGGGCTTGTCTACCGGAAAGACAGCCACACCAGCTCCGTTTACGAAATGAGGTGTGATTATTGCACTCATAATGTATACCGACTCTGTTTTGTTCCGAGCGGTAAAATAATATGTTAGAAAATTAAAATCAATATTCTAACACGGTTATGAGTGCATAAACGATGTGTTCAGGATTACGGCTGTCCTCCCTTCACCTGCTTTAGCGTCAGATTTCCGCAAAAAACCGCGCCAGTGTCTATGTAGTGCTGGTTCCAGAAAGATTTCGGGCTGTTTACTGGCGTATGCCCGAAAATAAAGCTATCTGCACCAGTGATCATTCCACCAACACCATCAACCGCGTCATAAAATCGCTCACGCCGCCAGGTAACATTGAGATCGCTAACAGGTTTACCAAACTGGTATTCGTTATCAGGATAGTCGGCATGGGCTATAACGATAGTTTTATGCCCGGTGTTCAACTCAATGATATAGGGTAAACGTCTTACCAGCTCCACCAGCGCCCTGGCTAATATTTCCCGATCAGCGTCCAGCATGAAGAACCATTGGCCGCCATTCATTAGCCAGTTATTCACGTTGCCTGCGGGGCTTAACGCATCGATCATTAATCGCTCGTGGTTTCCCATAACCGACCGAAACCAGGGCATCTGCAATAGCTCCAGGCATTCAACATTTTCGGTGCCGCGATCGATAAGGTCGCCAACCGATATCAGTAAATCCTGTGTCGGGTCAAAGTCCACACGATGAAGTTCAGACATCAATCTGGTGTAGCAACCATGCAGATCACCAACAACCCATATGTTTCTGTAGCCTGAACCATCAATACGGCTATATAAATTCACTTCATGCAGCGCCTGGGTCATGCGGCAACCTTCTCCCGCAGCCAGATACAAACCGGGCCATCTTCAGTGTCATGAATAGAGCCAACAAACCATCCTTCGCCCTCTGGTCGCTCTGGTTCCCAGGCGGCAATATCGGGACCATCTGCGTCCAGATTAAAATGATCTTCATCCATACTGCGAATAGTCCACTGAAGATTATTTTCCTTCATCCAGGCGTCAAATTCCTCAGTGGATATATATTCACGATCTGCGCAAAACTTTTCATACTCCGGATGTGTCCAGCAGCCATATTCATCACGTTCTACCGGCATTTCTTTAATGATGCTCACTCTTCATCCTCCAAGTCGGCAACGGCCTCCATCACATCAGAACCGCGAATAACCTCAAAAGCACGGCAGGCCATTTCAAACACCTGTTGTTCTTGCGGATGCGGTGACTCCCAATACTTAAAACCAGGTCGATGCTCGTAACCCAACATGGAATAAAAATCGCCAGCAAGTTCAATCGCGGCATCAACAAGTTCGCGATTTGTCATCGTCTGTTCTGTCATTTTGTTTTCTCCTGTCTGAACATCACTATCATCAGGTCGCCTTTTGTCGCTATCCTGGCTGTTGTACCTGGTTCAATGCGGCTAAGCTCAAATGCGTCATAGAACGCTTCTAATGCCTTCTGGCGTAGTTCCTGTTTGCGCCGTTTTTTCCACTGTTTTAGGAAAATGGAACCCAGCCATCGCCATGTACGGGACATGATGTAAAGCCAACCGAGAAGTGCCAGACCGGTATTTAGGAGCGTATCGATCGTTATTGTCGTGTCGATATTCACTGGCTGCCTCCTTTGCGAAGCTGTTCAGCAATACTTACGCATATCTCTGCGCCTCTAATCAGCCCCGGAACGTTCTTGTTTGGCCCAACTTCACCATCGACAAAATCAATCATCGCGTTACGAGCCATATCCACGCCCTGCGCACGTACTTCAGCCAGGAAAGCATCGGTGGCTGGGGTGTCAACACGGATACTGTCGCGCAAGATGAAAAATGCATTGAGCATTCCAGTCTCTGGCACTTCATCCTGATGCTTCTCATACGCATCAAGAGCCTTCATCATCTCAGCTCCGAATGGTTGAGGGTGCACAGACTTCAGCTCCGCATTCTCCGCCGCCAGCACCACGCGTTCGCTCTCCAGTTCTGTAATGCGCCGTCTTGCAGCATCCAGTTCAATCGACAATTTTCCCAACTGCTCTTTATGCTTCTTGTATTCCTGATATGCGTGCCAAGACTGACCTTTGCGCACACTATCCGTGATATCAGTAATCTGTTCTGGTGTTAGCGTGGTCAGTGGCTGTGCTGGGAAAATCAGCACTTTCCCGGCATCCCAATCAAAACCCACCTGAATTGACTGAACCTCAACTGATGGTGTTGAACCGATGCGACCAGGCGAATGAACAACGATCGTTACATCCATATCGCGACGATGGCTGTGGTTGTTGGACAAAATACGATTCACCAACTCCGAGAATTTGGAAAATTTCATGCTGATTCCCTTTGCTCTTCCTGGATAATGTTGTTGCAATCTTTCACGCACTCGTTGCAGATGAAAACGTTGTCCCCGGCAATTAACTTTTTAACGGTGTGCTGGGATTTGTTGCAGAAGCTGCAATAAAGCGTTGGACTGGCTGATACGGATGGTGCGCCAGATGTCAGCCGCGCGATGTCGTTCTTGCGACGCAATATCACACGGCTGCACTCGACCAGCATCTCCGGGGATATATCCTCCTCCGTGGCGAGCGCCTCCAGACGTTCGAGCAAGCGAAATACTTTTTCCTGGGTGATTGCAGAATGCGATGTGGTCATCTCACTCTCCTTTGAGGCGAATGCCAGCGGCACGGGAATCATTCCATCGCTTTACTTCTTCACGAATTACGTCAATGCATTCTTTCGAATCCATTAGGTAATCTTCATCAAAAAGCCTTTCCTGTTCGTTTTCTATCGCAACAATGATTGCTTCAACTAACTTTTGTGCCTGAGAACCACTTTCTAACTCTGCAATGCGCTTCTCTGCGGCTTCCAGCTTCTCGCGCATATCGTCAACGTACTCGACCAGAGATCCGCCAGCAGGAATTTCGCACTCCTCGACCAGTTGGAAGTAGATATCAGCTGCGGCCCGTGTGTTGCTATGCCTAGCGTCGCCCATCTCACCTTCACGAAGAGCATCGCGTTCGGCGGTAAGATTGGCTATTTTGCTGTCTTTGCCTTCAAGCTCAACGCGCAGCTTCCCTACCGTTAGCGCAATATCCTCGTTCTCCTGGTCGCGGCGTTTGATGTATTGCTGGTTTCTTTCCCGTTCATCCAGTAGTGCCAGCACGGTTTCTGGTCCGGCCAGAAATTTGAAGGCGTTGAGCGCATCAATATCCACACCGTAATCTTTAAGTTCCTGTTCACTTAACAAATCATCATCAGCTGGCAACATTAACAGGCGTTCCATTGCTGGAATTGCACGTTCCGCCGCCTCACGCAGTGCCTGGTAATTAATTTCGCTCATTGGTTGCCTCCTTTGCGAAGCTGGGCAGCGAACCTATCAGCTGCATCCGCGCAAGCAGAAGCAACGGAATCAAAAAATGGATCATCTCCTGTATCGCGCATCGTCAAAGCGAATGCCTCCACCCCTTGTGCCTGTATTTCTACAAGGGATGCCTTAGATGTACTGCTTTTCGCCTCGCCTAATTCGTTATGAGCGATGTTCGCTATACATGCGATGTCTATATCTGGATGATTAATTGGGCAATGGCTAAGAATTGCCTCAAGTGCTGCTTTTTTGCTTTGGCATTCCGCCACCAGCGCCCCGCAATTGCTTTCCAGCTCTGCAATACACTTTTTAGCGGCCTCCAGCTCAACACGCAGATTCTCAAGCGTTAGAGCCTTCTCCACGTTCTCGTCCAGCAGTTCAATCACATCAGGATCGCTACCATCAACTACTGATATGCGCGAATTTTTGTAATGCTCGTCAGCATAAGTTCGTCCAGTTTTGAAGCATCCGTCATCCTCCATGCCGGAACAGGCATAAACAACATGTGATCCAGATATGCGCTGCATTGACATTTCCTCGCCACAAACAGGGCATTTAGGCGCTGGTTTCGGTGAATAACGTTCACGTAACGGATAGTAAAGCTCGATCTCCGCCAGTTGCTCTGGCGTTAAACCTTCAGACTTCATGTACTCTCCTTTCGAAATAAACGTACTGATTAATCATTCCCAGGGGCATTTCGAGTTTTTCTGCGATCTCACGGCGGGGAACACCACACTGATGAAGCTGCCGCGCCAGTTCTATATCGCTCTGCCGGTATTTGGCTGACTGGTGAAAGTCTCCTTTCAGAATCATGCTGATCCGCAGTTGCCGCGCTTTAGTCCTGACAGCACCACCGGTACGCCCGATCAGTCTCCCAATACCCTCGACTGTCATAGTCCCGGCGCACTGGCGGAGTATCATGATTTCTGCCCTTCCCCATCCCCGCCAGCTCACGCAGAACTCCTTCTAACCAAAAGAACGCCATCTTCAGAAACAACGTTGCAGGACTTCAGGTAATTCATTGCCTCTTTCGGTAATGGATTCTTTGGATCGGCGCTTGCCAGGGATTTCGATAACCTCATGATAAATTTGATCATTACCTTCTGACGGAGCTTGTGCTCATGAGATGCAGACAGGTAATAGGAAATGGTATGGGCTAAACGCTCACGAAGCTGTTCTGTGCCGTGATATACAGCAGCGATATCACGCAGTGCATTGACCAGTTCCCGGTAAATATGCGGAGCAACCTGGCATTCAATGTTGGTTGGTGACTCATAAATTACATTCAGCCCCAGCTTTTGAGCCAGCTCGTGCTCTGCACGAGCGCCAACTGATTCCTCCCACCCCTTGAGCAAATAGACCGCATTAGCCGAACGCACCATTGCAAGGCAAATATCCATGTATTCGCTCTGGCAGAGGCCAGCAGGTAACAGCGCCGGATTCAGAACAATATGCCCTACCTCCATCAGCTCTTTTGCTTTCGAAAAAAACGCTGTGCGGTTGTAGTCGGGATAACCAGTCATCGGACCCGCGATGTAAATTTTCATAATGCGTTTTGACATCAAAGTTTCCCCAGGAACGTTACGCAAAAGTTGATGAGAGCAAAGAGTTCAATGCCCAGCTCAAACAACGCCAGGACAGTGAAAAACAGGGCATATAGCAACCCAATTTCTGTACCGGATTGCTGGTGGATTGCACTTATTGCGACAAGCATCATGACCTCCTGATATAGCGTCTGAAAAAAGTATCTTCATTTTGTGTTAGAAAATCAATTTTGATTTTCTAACACATTTGATCAACCATAGCGGCGATGTAGACAAACCGGGTATTTCTATGAAGCAAAGCTATTGGGAGAAACAGACACAAAAAGCCCTGCAAAAACTGGCTGATCCGAAATGGCGGGAGGAACAAAGGGCAAAGCGTCTTCAGCAAGCTCAACGCCAGCAGCAGCGTGCGCGAGAAAAAGCCGCATCGCCTGAATATCGGCAAAAGAAAATTGAAAAAGCGAAGCAATATGAACAGCGAAGAAAAGAGAAGGCCGCTTCTGCTCCTGTCAAAAAAACTCGCGCGTCACGCGGCCTGAAAGGCAGAACACTCACAGCAGATGAGCGCCGGATACAAACTGCCATCGGTGCTCTCCCCTGCATTGCCTGCCATATGCACGGACAGCATAGCCCTGTGGTATCCCTGCACCACATCTTCGGAAGAACAGCAGAGAACGCGCATAAATACGTCCTCCCTTTGTGTAAATGGCACCATCAACACGCAGCGCCAGCAGAGATCCGCGAGCAATACCCCTGGTTGGTTCCTGTTCATGCTGATGGAAAAATAGGCGGCAAAGCAGATTTCAGGCGGCACAATGCTGATGAAATGACGTTGTATCAGATGGTGACTGAATTAATAAATTAATTTTCTAACATTTTAAGTTGAATTGTGAGATCCACCGTTGTACATTCACAACCGATTGGTACACCGGTCAACTTTTTGAGACAAACCGTTTGGTTTTTCGTATGATTGCCGCCGCCATACCAATGGCGGTGCAATATAGGTGGCTGAAAAGCCCCCGTTGACTCACGGTGTTCCAGCCTTTATTGCGCCGCCACCAGACCGTGGAACAGTCGATGGCGGCTCCGAAAGCAAGGAGTCACTACACTATGAACAGCTACTGTCTTTTCCCATCACTCGTTGTCCGCCACTCACGCGATAATCTGCATTCTTTACTCGCGCTGGGGGTGTCAAAATGACCGTTCGCTACCTCAACTTTCAAATCCAGAACATCACTGGCGGTTGCTATGACTGGTTTGTCACTCTCGGAAAAGAAGTGATCACCGGGAAGCTGGATGAAGTGAAAGCTAAAGCAATGGCCTACGCCTGCAAGCAAGCCCAAAAGAAGAAAAGAAAAGCATAAGAAAACACACAGTTGCGCCCTAGCATTATCGTGGGGTATATTTCTACGGCACCTTAGAAAAACGGGTGCCGGGATTGGAACCCCGGATAATGCAAAAGGCGACACAGACGCCGAAAGCGTCTTTTTTTGTGTCATGCCATCGCACAGCCATGCGTAGCGTTTAGCTCAGAGATCAATGGTAGTGCTGGCTGGGCTGCCGAAAGGCAGGCCGGTTCCCTTTTGCGCCGGTAGTTCCAACCCAGTCAGTGCTACCGCCATTGAGATTGGAACCTCACGCGGTAGCTCCTTAAATTAGCAAAAGGAGGCTGCCAATATGGCTACTATCCCCACCCCAACTCATTCTGAATTTATCTGGCGTTTCTATTCCTGCCAAAAACACCTCTATATCTGCGTAATGGCTGCTACCGAAGCAGAGGCGCGCTCATACCTTCCCGAAGAACCCTGTATTTTTGCTGCTCGCTTCACTCTTGATGCGATGGAGATCCTCAATTACTGGAATCTGCCGATGAACTGCGTGGAGGTGCACTGATGAATCTGTCCATCTCTCAAAAAGCGACAATGACCAGCATTGAGATCGCGGAACTGGTGGGAAGTCGTCACTCTGATGTTAAACGCAGCATCGAAAGACTTGTTGCTAAAGGAGTTATCCAACATACGCCATTGGCTACAGTTGAGAATAATCAATCACTTAGCCCTAATAAATACACAAAAGCCTATTTCTTCGAAGGCGAACAAGGCAAGCGCGATAGTATTATCGTCGTCGCGCAGCTCTCTCCGGAATTCACCGCCCGGCTGGTGGACCGCTGGCGCGAACTGGAGAATGTCAGGGGACCGTTAAAATCAAAAGCCGAAATCCTGGCTGAAATGGCGCAAATGCATCTTGAGCATGAACGCAGGATCAACGCCGTAAATGCCCAGGTAGCCGAGGTATCGGCACAAGTGTCCAGGGTCACCGAAACACTTGAGCAGATCAAGAAAGGCAATATTCCAGAAGGCTACATTGGCTATCGCCAGTTGGCGGCAAAATGCGGCCTGACTGAAGCCAAATGCCGCAACCTGGTCAACGCTTACCGGATACCCACTGATACGCATGAGTTTTTAACTCCCGACGGTTTGCTTGCGCGACGCTCCATTGTGGCCCTGGCCCCCTTCCGGAAAGCCTTTAAGCAGGTTATGTCGGAGGCAGAACCACGTAACAAACGCTGGTATCATCCCAGGATGGGGCTATTTCAGGCCATTCACCATCCTGTGCCTGAAAGTCCAAAGGCAAACCTGTCGTTGCATACCGCCAGAGAGAAGATTAAAACAGGGTATGCAACCGTATGCCGTCGAGCATCCTGGCCTGAAAGTGTCTGGGTATGGCCCGAAAGAGGCTCACGGAAAAACTGGCGCACCATTCGCGACGGCAAGATCTGTGCGATTGATTTACAGCCAGAAGATGTAGCAGCGACCGACTGGATTGTTAGTTAATAGATTTGCCCCGGTCATGCCGGGGCTTTAACTACTAAGTGACCGGACACAGCAAAATGTATGCCACGAAAAAAATTGATTTCACTTATTCTTCCGCCACAATTGAGCGGCGCTTCACCCTCATTAGAGAGTTGGAACTGTCAAAAGTCTGGTATCAAATTCTACTGGATGAAGAGTTCTCACTGATGATAATGGCTAAAAAAGAAGCAATGCCGAATGACCGGCATAAAGTCATTGCCAGCCTTGACCTGGTGACAAACAGATACTGGGAGACAGAGGAACTGCGTGAAGCGGGAGTAATTCGTGACCTGATGGAGAGTTCCGTTCCCCGCCGCTATCGTGCGGGAAACGAAATCTCCGTGATTAAAGGGGCTTAAAGCTCACCAGCACGCTGTTTTTCAAGCGTAGATTTAACATTGGGCGCTTTCCCTTTAAAAGAATGGAAAGTGCCACATTTTTCTGTTTTAACCTCGCGCAGAGCTTCGCCATCGGCGTTCTGCCATTGATGAGATAACGTCATATCACCGCGAGAAGGAACATCCAGCGAGTACAACGTGTAAGTTCCCCCCATCTCGGCATACTCCTGGAACACATAGCTCATTACGTCAGATTCAGTTTTCCGGTGCGCGTTATCAACCTTATTCCCATTCAGAAATATGGCGTTCGGATAGATTTTTATATCAAACCTACCGCACTTTACCTGCAAATTCCCAGCATTAGCAATCAAAGGAAAAAACATTAATGCCGCTATAGCCAGCTTATTCAAGTTTGATGTCTTTGTTGAAGAAAATGGTTTCTCTTTTTTTATGCGTATCATTTCATTAACTCCAGACATTGTTGTCTTTTCATCCAATTTGAGGTTAATTAGTACAATTCATTTTTGCAGCGACTTCGGCTACCCCACGATCAATGTAAGGCTGCTCACTTAATATCTTTTGGATCTCACTACGAATGCATTCCGCTGTAGGTTGCTTAGGTGCTTGTTTTTGCTTCGCGGATCGTTCAAGTTCCATCATGTTATTGAATCCTGCCACATCACTTTGCCGAAGCATCCCTTTCCGGATAAGAAACTGCTGCCCTTCAGGCACCCAAGCCAGCATATACAAAGGCTGCAATAGATCTCCCATTCCTTGCTGACGATAAAGCTCAAACTGCAACACGCCGTTACTTAACACCGACATTGTGTCTTTGGTGGAATACCCTGTCTTTTGTATGGCTTTGCCTGTTTCATCTGCTGCATATGCAAATACACAGAACTCAATGTTGCTTTTAAAGAATGGCTCTACAGGTTTCAGCGGGATATTTTCTTTCTGGCAATAGTTTGAAACTTCATCAGGCGTATAGTTTGTTTTGGCGTTTCGCAACACCTTCAGCCCAGCCTCATACTTTGCAGGTAACGCGCCTGCATAGGCAGCATTAAGAGAAACTCCCCCCAATATAACCGCGAGCACTGCTCCCAAAACCCTTAACTTCACAAAACCATCCTTCATGTAAACAAACTGAAGTTTTATGTTACAAAAACAAACATCTACGCCAAAATGACTTAGGCCAAATTCAGCGCGAATAAAAAAATCAAAAAAATTGTTGACACTATTCTGGAAATCACAATCTGGACAAAATCCATTGCGCAAACGGCTCCCGTTGAAGGTTCTTTTGACGACTAACTTTCAGCCGATGCGCGGTAGGGAGTCATAACGCCAAAGCAGGCCGCCATGTGCGGCCTTTTTTTGTGCCTGCTATCGTGGAGTAAAAGCCATGCAAAAGATCGCAATATTCAGTCTTTCTACTAACAAGCCGCTGATGGCTACGGCAGTCCTGAAAGACGGCGCGCTTGTAATTGACAAAGTAAAGCCGCTCCCTGCATCTGCTATTGAACAAAAACGAAAAATTCCACCAGCAATTGCCGAGCTGCGTAAAAGTGAATTTAAGGTGCTGGTTGACGAAATCACGCCAACCATTTCAGCCGGTACAGGTGCCAGCCAGGTAACATTAAAAACACGGCACGCCGACGGCAGAGCAGCGATCATTGTCGGCATGGAGAGATACCGGGAGCTGAAACTACAAAGGCTGCTATCCCTGCCTGACAAGAACAAAGGGGCATTTGAGATCCCCGACTCTATCGTCGATACCGAATACAACGGCAACGGTGAAGAGGTTTATCGAGTTAACTGGCAAGATATCCGACCAGAGCACATCCTGATGATTCTGTGCTGCTATGCAACGGTATACCACAATGTTGCCAGCGCGGATTACCTGAAACAAATGACAGGAGCGGTAGAGAAAGAAAACAAAGCAGGGATAATGGCCTCGTTCCTGTCCATTATCAGCGATCAAAAAGCTAAAGCAGGAAATACCCAACCAAAATCGCTGGCCGGGCAAGTAATTGATGAAGATACGGTGATACTTTAATCAACTCAGTAGCTTTGTTAACTCCCTTAATACCAGGTAGAAGAGTAACAAAAATACTAACGCCAGTATTTGCGTGGTCAACGAGGCGTTCATAAACAGAACAATTAGCTTTAACAATTCGAGAATAACGTCCATGTCATTCACACTATTTAATTTTTAATCTACAGCCAGCAAACAATGAAGCTGGCCCCCGCATAAAGATTAATGAAAGTCACTTGTCACCAGTGAGGGGATTTATGAACCACATCCCCCTGAACTGGTGGACTGTCTATTTCTCGCATTTCACACCCTGCATACAGTTCCCCCCAGGTTATGACTGTGAGGAACTGTTATGAGTTACAGCAGGCTCGACGATCGATGCATTGAAGACGATGTGCTGCGCGCACTATTCCATCAGGAGATGATCAAGCGGGTATCGGAGTACCACTCCGATAATTTCCAGTACACGATAAAAATTGATGAGGTTTATCGCTCAGACCTGGCGGCCTATCGCGCCTATGGCAACGCTGATTTGCGCTGGGTATTTCGCGTGCTGGTGGGCCATGAGTCAGAAATGGAAGAAATGCCGGTAGGGACAACGTTAACTCTTCCTGACGCAGCATGGCTAAGAAACAAGATTCGCGATTACGCTGGCTCGGCACCGGAGATAGAAAATGCCTGACTTCCTGAAAAATCAGGACGGGCGATATATCACTGACGGCCTGTCCTCTAAGGATTTCACACGCGTATTTGAACTCATCAGGAAAGAGCAAAACCGCAAACGCCGCCAGGCGCACAGGACACTCACGCCGGGCAGGCTTAGGAATAAATCAGCCGAAGACATTCTTAAGCTGGGGAAAAAGAAAGGCGGCACGTTCTTTACGCGTGACGATCTGAAAGGCTTCGAAAAGCTGCGAAGCAAAGCACGCGAAAAATACGACAGCAAGACGGCTGGCATTACATACGCACAACTGGTAGCGTCCAGCCAGGCTATCGATATTAAGCGAGCAAATAACGCCGTAGACGACGGTTCTGGTATCAAAAGAGCTACGCCCGTATCTCTTCGTCACAATGTGATTAATATCCGCGTGGAAGCGTCCGATATATCCGTTCACCAGCACCACATTGTCCGGGTACGTTTTGAAGAATGGGATCAGATGGTCGATGACATCGCAGAAGACGATAAATCAGCCCTGAAAGTCACAAAATCACTGTGTGCCGGGCGAGTGTCTTTCGATTGTGACTGCGGTCGCCATCAATACTGGTATCGCTACATCGCCACTGCGGGTAACTTTGCCCTGGCCCCGCCAAAAGAATACGCCTATCCAAAAGTTCGCAACCCTAAGCTGCAAGGCGTCGCCTGTAAACATGTGATCCACTCAATGACACGACTACAGTCTGCCAGTTGGCAGATGAGTATTGCTCGCGCCCTGCAAAAAGCTGCAACGCAAGTTGCCTTTGGTGACGATCGCCGCCGCACGACAAAACACTTCACAAAAGAAGACGAGAAGGCGTTCAATCGAAACCGTAGCAGCAAAACGAATGTTGAGGCAGCTAAACGTGAATGGAAGCTCTATCAGAAACGCCAGGCCGCTTTAAGCACAAAACTGGCAAAGGACAACGGCAAGATTGACAAGCTACGTGACCAGCTGACCAGGGCCAGAAAGTTGTCCGATGCACAGAAAAAACGGGCAGCAGCAAAAGAAGCAGCCTTGCAACGTGAGAAACAGAAAAACAAGGAGCTTCAGCAACGCCTTGCCGATCAATTCGCACTGAAGAAGCAAGCGTTCATTGATGCGCTGGTCATGACAGGAACGTCACCTGAGCAAGCTGAAAAAATGTTTATGGAGTATGTGAAGAAAGGTTCTTAATTTACAACAAAGGCGGTTATCCCGCCTTTTATATTACTTGTCCTTTGATGTCGATTGAGACTCATATATTGTCTCTACGTCATCTATTAGTTTATTAATACCCCACAATCCAGTGTCTTTATAAAAATCGCTTTCTTCAATTGCTTTTAATAAATCGGCAAAATCTTCTTGGGTGGAAATTCTTTTCTTTTTTGCTTTATATACATCGACAATTACTTTTATGCCGTGATACAGAGCCAATCTGGCACTCTCAGTCTCTCTCTTCTTCTCTTCAATTGCAGACAATAATTTATATTGATCTTCTGTTTGCTTTTCTAGACTTAAAAGCTTGCTCTCTTTTTGCTTCAAGTTGATCTGCAACTCTTTTATTCTTGCCCTCTCTTCTAAATCAAACTCATAGTCAATGTATCTAATTCTTGCATAGTTCCTGCCTGTTGCTTTTGATATATACATTGTTATATAAGGCATTACCACTGACGCAGTGGTTCCATATATAAATGGCATAACAAAATGAGCCACAAACGGAGATACAATGATGGGGCCAACATAAGGAAAGTGATATTTCTCACCAACCCATACTATAGACAATGTTGTATATATATCGTACTTTGATTTAAATAATATAATAATATCCTGCCAGTTAACGACAAAGAAAGAAACCACAACATATGCAAACAACTTATTGAATAACTTGTCTCTTATGGCTTCTTCTATTGTGTTCCTGACTGTGACATTTTCATCTTTATTTTCTAATGATGAATCTTTGCTCATATAAAAATTCAAACCTTCTTATCTTTATTTTTGGTGAAGGCGGTCTTCCAGACCGCCAAACTCAAACACCAACCAGGCTTTCAAGAGGAATGCCAAACTGGGAATGTAAACGACGAATCATAGGTAACGTCAAATTTCGCGTGCCATTAAGCACTTCGTAAACACGGTTTGACTTACCAATTGCCGGTTCCAGATCCTTCACTGTCAGCCCTTGCTGTTCCATACGAAACTTAATGGCTTCAATAGGTGATGGTGGCTCAATTGGGTAATGCTTTTTCTCGTACTCTTCGATGAGCAGGCACATTACTTCAAAGAAATCGCCTTCCGGTGTGTTCATTTCCGGTTCGTTATCGAACATCGGTTCGACCGCACGCAGTGCGGCCTCATAATCTTGTTCTGTACGGATAGGTTTAATGTTCATGATTTACTCCAGTTCTATTGTATCCGCTTCAATGGCATCATATTCCTTATGTGTTCCAATAAACTTAACGAACATCCATCCTCGCTGATAAGCAATTGCGACAATTAACCTGTAATCATTTCCCTTAATATTAAACACCACGCGCCTGTTTTTAAGGATGCTGGCTGTCCGGTACTGTTCTTTGATCTCAGCCGGATTTTTCCAGTCAGCCTTTGTTGCTTCATCAACCCATGCCTTTAATGGCTGTTCTGCATCGGGATTCTTCGCCCAGAAATCCCTTAGTGTTTTTACCGAAATTATTTTCATCACAGATTCCTTCTCTCTGAAAGTATAGTAGTCCCAATATGGGACAATGTAAAGCACTTTAGTCCCATGCTGGGATATGAATTGAAATCACAATCTCCAGACAATGCCCCTCGATACCAGATAAATCGACCTTTGAGGACGCTTATGGGCCGTTTTGATGAATGGCTTGCTGATGATGCAAGCCTGATGAGAAAGGGAACAGAACATGACAGCACGCAGAGAGAAGAGACAACGACGGTTGAAGCGAATGAAGGAAGCACAACGGAAAATGGGAATGTCAGTGCAGGGCCATTCAGTATTCTGGAAGAGCACGCCGCCACCCAATCTAATAGCCATGATAATTGGCCTGATAATGCTGGTGACTCTGTTACGGAAGTGATTGAACCTGACATCGCTCCCCTACCGGCATCGCTCGCTAACAGAGAACCAAACCAGCAGCTTAAAACCCGATATAACGGACACAAAGCGTTCAACGACCAGATCCGCGCCGATTGGATGCTCATTATTGAATCAAGCCCTGACGCATTCGAGGCGCTTTTATATCGCCCGGCTGATGGCACCTATGGCGTCGTAAACGATGAAACAGGTGAAGAGTCATTCACGCAACTGGACAACAACCAGCGTGAGCTTACCTATCTGGAACCGGAAATCGTATACGTCCTGGACAACCCGGACGGAAGGGATTCGTTTCATGCCATTGATGCCGATGGAGAACAGGATGGTCTTGCTGATGAAGTGCTAATCCTGCGTATTGCTGCAAACAACGTACCTGTTGGTTCAATCCTGGAATGGAACGAAGAAATGGCGAATGGCCTCGCCCGCCGCTGGTGGTACGTGCACCGAATCTTCAGCTACGGAACACAACACGTCGGCTCCCTTTATTACTGCATCCCGGCCAGGAACTTTGATACCACTCAAAACGGAGTGATCGAATGACATCCAACAAAACTCTCCTGTCCCGCATTGGCGAGTGGCAGACAACGCGTACTGGAAAATTCCAGACAACTGGTCTGGAAAGAGTGGATAACGCTTTTGCTACGCTAATCAGCGACATTTTTTCTGACGTAACGCTGGTGGAACCAGCAAAAGAAGAAAGGCGCTTTGCATCATTCCTGAGTCGCCCACCAGCGGAGCGTGTTTATGTTGCCCGTTTTGATAACGCGGTCGAGTTCCTTAAAGCGGTTCGCCGTGCTAATGCCGGGCAAGGGAGAAAGCCAGAGAATCCGAACATTAATCGCGATGCGCTCCCTCTGATTAATATCTCGCGCTCAATGGATATCAGCTATATCAACAATGACCAGCAGATAGACCGCAAAAGCTGTGATCACTTCTGCGAACCTGGCAGCGGTATGCCTTTAGTAGCCCTGGAATACACCCAGGCAAATCTGACGTATGACGTTACGTTAATGGCGACGGATAAGGCGACCATGAGTCTGATGTGTAATTCGCTAGGAGCACGTCTTCGCTTGATGGCAGGAACGCAGTTTGAAGCAACAACCCCGCTGGTACGAGTACCCGTCCCGCTAATTTGCGCGGTTCAGGATGCTAAAGACATCAGTTTTACTGATGTATCAGCCCCAATTGGGGAAGAGCGTATTTATGCTGCACAAACGGCAATTAGTGTTATAGCAGACGTGATCACCGCCTGGGAGCTGGACGCGAAACGAATTATTACTGAAACCTCTCTGAGAATGGGGTAAGCCATGTCCCAGGAGCTACAGCAATACTTTCTACAGTCCATTACCATCAACGGAAACAAAGTGCCCAGGGAGTGGATATTCACTGCCGTATATGTGGAAAAGGCAAACCTGCGAGCACCATTGCTGAAACTGGAAATTCACGACATTACCGGCACCATAATTGATGACTGGAAAACAAAATACGGCGCAGCACTGGTTGCAGAGATGGGAGATCCACAAGGCAATTCAGGCACGTTTAAAACAACTTTTTTCGTAACATCTGCGGTGCTGGCTGGTGATGTCATCACGGTCATTGCAGTCAGTGAAGACGTTCGGATATTTAAGATCCCCGCTATACGGGCTAACCTGCATACAAATAAAACGCCTGATACCATTTTCAAGACGTATACCGGTACACTGAAAATCGCCTCCAGCGCATTGAAACGAAGCTGTACGTACCATCTTTCCGCCGGGGAAAAACCCTCCAAAATGCTATCTGAAATGGCCCGCGATAAAGGCGCTTTATGCTGGGCCTGCCGTGGTCAGTTTAACTTTTATACATTAGCTGACCTTATGAAAGCCAAACCATCATTCACCTATGAAGGGAACAACCCCAGGGCGGAATACACGATTTCAAAAATGAGGCTTATACAGCAAGAGTATGCCGTTACGGCAAATACTCAGTATCGATTTACCGGCTATTCAATGACTGAAGGCTATGTCGAATATGGCGATAGCTCACTTCCAATACGCTATATATCCGATCCGGATATGGAAACTCTGCGCAATATGCAATTGTCGCTCGTACCCAAAATGGATATTGAGGTCGCGGGTAATCCCGACATCACGCCGGGAATGGTTATTGAGATCCTCGTGTATCGTTACGACCAGGAAAATAAGCTGGACGAATCGTTGCCTCGTAAGCTGCTGGTGAAAAACGTAGCCCATTTTGAAGACCGGATCGGCTATACAACACGAATGATATTAGGAGTACCCAACCAGTGAAACGCAGAGCGCAAATCGTAGGGACCAAACACCCTGCCGGACTTATGCGAGCGCAGGTCCGCATACTGCCTGACTGGGACGGTGTACCGGATGAAGACCTCCCATGGGCAGAGTATCAAATGCCTATCGGTAACGCCTTTACACCTACAGTCAGCGGCGATTTAGTCTGGGTCGAATTTCCTTATCTGGATGCTAAAGGCAGGATAGACACGCGCCGACCTTTAATCGTTGGCGCGGCGCAGGATGCCCCAGGAGGCGTACCAAATGTGCCTCCGGAAGCCTCCGGACAAGGAAGTGGATGGTCGCCAGAAGAAGTTGATGGTGCCCCTGCCCGCCCCCAGTTTTCGGCGACTGAAGATTTTGTTATTCACCGAAACAATATCCTTGAGGTCAGAACGGCTGGCGGTGGCTATGAAATAGCAAACACCGCCGCAGGATCAAGGATAGGGATGAACGAATCCGGCCAGATTTACATAATCGGCCCGGCGAATATAGTGCTTAATGCTGGAGGTGAGGTTAACGTCAAATCAAGCAGCAAAACCAATGTATCCTCAGATGGAGACGTTAATGTAAAAGGCAGCAATGTAACCGTCGCAGCTGATGGTGATATAGCCCTGAAAGCTGGTGGCGCGCTAAAAGCAACAGCGAGCAATTTCTCCTTTGTGAAGGGATAGCAAAATGCAAAACTGTGTTAGATAATTGAGTTTTATTTTCTAACACAGTTTTGCTAAACATGAGATTAGTCGCCTTTAAAAACATATACGTCTATCGCCTTGCCCGCGAAATAAAACTGGACTCAACCACCGTTAGTGATGCCTTAAGCCAATTCACATTCACTCCATGCGCATCACAAGAAATGGCAAAAGTCGGATGGGTGCCGGTTCTGGCTGACAACCTGATCCATGAATACCACGGTTTTCTACTTCTCCAGCAACAGCGAGAAATTAAGCTCCTGCCCTCTCATGTCATTAAGGAGGAAGTGCAGAAAAAAGTGGAAAAGCTCGAAAATGAGCAATCTCGTAAGCTGAAGAAGTCGGAAAAAAACACCCTGAAGGATGAAGTTCTCCACTCTTTGTTGCCTCGCGCATTCACTCGCAAATCATTGTCGCGAATCCTTATTGATCGCGACAACTATCTGGTCTTCGTAGAAGCTTCCAGCGCCAGAAAAGCTGAAGAAATGCTGGCGCTCTTACGTAAATCACTTGGCAGCCTGCCAGTGATTCCATTCACGCCGATAGAACCGCTCGAAATGACTATGACCGAATGGTTCAAGTCAACATTTCCTCAAGGCTTTAAAGCAGGCGAAGAAGCCATATTGAAATCTCTGTTCGATGACGGCGGCGCAGTTCGTTGCAAGAAAGTAGACCTACAGTCAGAGGAAATAATGACTCATATTGAAGCCGGAAAAGTTGCAACAACAGTTGCAATCAACTGGCAGGACCGCGCGACCTTCAGGTTAAACGATGACATGAGCATCAAAGCACTGACGTTTTGCGATGATCTCTATGACCAGAACGATGACATCGACCGTGAAGATGTTGCCCAGCGATTTGATGCTGACTTCATTCTGTTCACAAGCGAATTATCCGCGATGTTTAGCTCGCTGGTGGAGGCCATTGGCGGTGAAGCAGAGCATTAATAACCGACCGCTGGCGGTGAGTCTTTGTGATTATACAGGGAATATGGTTTCCCCCTGGCTGGAACACGGCATTGATGCAGTCATTGTCGATCCGCAACACCAGGAGTCCGGCAGCCAATTGATGGAGTCAGGTGCTGTACTCACACGTATCAGCGCAATTATTGACAGTGATGAGGTCTACAATTTCCTTCGGAAAAATTTGCACAGAGTTGTATTTTTAGCCGGTTTCCCTCCGTGTACTGACCTGGCTGTATCTGGCGCACGCTGGTTCGCAGATAAAGCGAAAAAAGATCCGGTTTTCCAGTTCAAAGCAATGCAGGTTGTCTGGCAGTGTTACGACATTGCAAAGATGATTGGTTGCCCGTACATGATTGAAAACCCGGTCAGCCAAATATCGACATTCTGGCGTAAACCTGATCACATATTCCATCCTTATCACTTCACTGCATATTGCAAGGAAGACAATTACACCAAAAAAACATGCCTGTGGAGCGGACAAGGATTCATCATGCCAACTCCGCGAATCGACGAGTCGTTAGGTGATCCAGACAACCGAATACACAAGGCACCGCCAGGACCTGAAAGAGCGAATTTTCGTAGCGCGACACCTTACGGTTTTGCAAGAGCTGTATTTGAAGCAAATAAGGAGGGAATCCGTGGCTGATATTGGTGCTAAATTTATTTCTTATAGCGACAATCATCGTCCTGCGGCGGAAGCCACTATCAGCCATATGCGACGTATTCGCTCGGAGGACGAATTTGATCGCCCCGTCTTTAAGTGGGTCGGCGGCAAATTTTCTGCACTGCCCATTATCTTCGAACACCTGCCCCACGGAAAACGGTTGATAGAACCTTTCGTTGGAGGTGGCGCTGTTTTCACTAATGCCGGATTTAAAAGCAACCTGCTGAACGATATCAATAATGACCTGATTAACTTCTATCAGACATTGCAGCGTGAAGGGCATTCTCTTATCACACTGGCATATCGTTTTTTTCAGGATTACAACTCTGCTGATGCATTTTTGAATGTTCGCAATGCATTCAACAATGGTGCTTATGATTCCCTTCACCATGCAGCGGCGTTCCTGTATCTCAATCGTCATTGTTTTAATGGCGTCACTCGCTATAACCGTAAAGGAGAGTTCAACGTCGGATATGGAAAGCAGAAATCCCCCCACTTCCCTCTCGCGGAAATGGAGGCGTTCCTGGCTGACGATATTTCAAAGTATTCGGAATTTGTGTCCGGCGATTTTGCTGGTGTAATTGAGGCTGCAGGGAATGATGATGTGATTTTCTGCGATCCCCCCTATGAACCATTGCCCGACACTACCGGATTTACAAATTACTCAGGGCATAGCTTTAGGTTTGAAGATCAACAACGGCTGGTGTCACTGCTGGTGGATGCCCACAGACGCGGAGCGAAAATTGTGATAACAAACAGTGGTGCGCCTAACATTAGCGAACTTTACGTTGGCAATGGCTTCAAGGTGTATCCTATGCCATCCCGTCGCTCTGTATCCTGTAAAGCATCAACCCGAATGATAGCTAACGACATTATAGCCACGCTCAATTAAGAAAAGCCCCATATGGGGCTTTATAACATCAAATAAACGCCATTACGGTACACTAATAACACCATTCTGGTACTAAAAAGGCATCAAGGTAGTATCAAAATACCACATGGAACCAAAACGGTGTTATTCCGGCGTCATTTTGTATCCTCAGACTCTGCAAGCATGAGGATAGCATGGCGGATCATATTCAATTTGCTGCGATTATGCTTTTTGCTTAACGCATCAAGTACCTGGTACTCGTATTCATTGAAGCCAACACGAATGGATTTAAAATCACGTGGGGCGTCCTTATCGAGCACTTTGTTGTCTTCTGGTTGCTCACCCGGCACCAAATCAGCTTTGCTGGCAAAAGCCTCAATTCGGCGTTCAAGATCGAGGTCTTTTACTTCGGGGGCTTTTACCGATTTACGAGGCTTAATCACTTAATAACTCCTTAACCAACATCTGGATTTCACCTTTAGCTTTCCCGTTGTCCATCTCAACAACGCCCTTCCCTTCAGCCATACAATCGCGGTAAACCTTGCGATCGCGAATGATGGTTTTCAGCAACTTCAGTTGCGGATATTCAGCAAGGTACTCTTTGGCCTCATTGGCTTCATTCACAACCGGATTGGATGGGGCCATTGTTAAGACTGCGCACGCCTTAATGCTAGGATTAGGCATCAGATCCAAAGCCTCTTCAAAGACTTCAACAAAATGCGCCAGCGTGTCTAAATCTGGCTGAGATGGCCTGAATGGAACAAGCAAAACATCCGCCGCAGTAATACCGGTGCGCATCTCTTTGCTATCACGACCAGCGGTATCAACAACCACAAATTCATAACGCTTGTCCAGATCAAGAAGTGTTTCACGAATATTCCCAAACTTCTGGACGCAATGAATTACTGGAGAAACCTCTGCCGCATTACGGTCCGATGCCCAACGGGCAGATGTTCCTTGCTTATCTGCATCAAGTAGAACTACGTCCTTATTTGCGCGGGCAAGCTCCGCACAAATGTTTACGCTGGTGGTTGATTTGCCACAGCCACCTTTTTGGCTGGCTACCAATATAATCATATCCGTTCCTCGGTGTTATTTTGGTATCAAAATGGTTCCAAACAGAAGCCTTATTGATGCGGTTTTGGCTCTATAGTGGAGTCACTATGCTTTGCAAAAGTATAACACTAAACACTCTAAATTTGCCCTCTGTTGCATCCTGTTTAACACGAAATCAGCCTCAAAGTGGAACCAGACACAAAACAGCACCATAACAACACCGTTTTGGTACTAAAATAACACCAGATTAGAACCATAACAGTATAAAAAAGGCTGCAAATTGCAGCCTTTGAAGATGTAGATTTGTTAATCAGGGAGTGAGTTTGCCAAATTCTGTGCAGAGCGGCTTTTCGAAACGCCAGGTTTTTTAACATCCACTGAGGCAGAGGGGTTTCCTTCAGGGTTTTCCCGAACTTCAGGCGAAATTTCAAGAAATGAAACCAGCATTTTTCTGATCACTTCAGGGCTATTATCACCGGATAAAAGCGATGCCAACATGGGAGGTAATCTGCTATCAACCTCGCCAAGAGCGATACCTGCAAGCATCGCTGTGCGCGCCATATCATTGCGATCTCTTAATGGATGGCCCTCAAGTTTTGCATCAGCATATTGCTCACTGGCGTTAAGACCAGGACGAAGATAAAACAATACTTTTCGACGTTCCTGAGACATGGCAACCTCATCAACCGATAGATTTTAGACCATAGACAAGAGCAAGTTGTGGATCATCAGCAACGAAAAACCTATCGTCACGAATGTTTACCTGCTCACGGATAGCATCAGCAACAAGCGGCGCGCCGCCACCAATGACCATAACATGCGTGTATCCTTTGAAATCACTGATCACATCCAGTACGCGTGTACGGAGTCGTTCTATGCTTGACGAAATGGCTTTCTTAACATCATCAATAGCTGACGGATCGTTAATATTGTCGGTCAAATAATCCTCATCATCACGATTAATGATTAATTGATCGACATTATAATTAGAGGTTTCGGTATTCGCTTTTGCAAGTGCCTGTCTGACCTCTTTAGTTACCAGCGAAACGCCGAGATTAGAATCGCCAAATACGCGAGAAACGGCGGTCATTTGCCCGGCGACCATCGACACATCCAGAGTGGTCCCACCAAGATCAACAATAAGCACAGAATGCGCTGGCACAAGGCTGTCGCACAGACCGATCCCTGCGGGTATTGACTCCGGGCGCACAGTCACTTTTTTGATAGTAAAAACCTGACCTTTGTTAAGGGTGACTGGTCGCATCAGGCTGGCCTTTTTCCGCTCAATATTTTTCATGTTGTATTGTGCGTCGTCGTCATAAAACTCTGCCAGTGGCAACGTGACAACTATTTCCACTTCTTGAGGCTCAATGCCACTTGTAAGCAGGGCATGATGAACAGCAAGCACATTAAGCGGGCTGTATTGCCATTCAACGTTATTCGTCGGCAGCACATCCGGCGAGATCAAGTCATATGAATATTTTTCGTCATCAATGATGTAGTTAAACGGCTTTCCTGCGCCAAATGTGGCGGACCATCCACGTTTAAAACTGTTCGGACAGATATGGGTTCGAGTTTCCCCGTCTTGTTCCCACAGCATTTTGATATTGGTAGAACCATCGTCGATAAAAATGCGCATCATATTGCTCCACTTCTGAGACACATTTGAGAAAGAATTGAATTTTATATGAGAAAACAAAATAAGACCAGAAGTTAGATAGCGTAAAAAGCATCAAACTAGAGACGTAAGAGAGACGCAAAAGAGACTTAGATGATACATGATGTACCCACGATACCCGTTTGAGACAAATCAGAGACAAATGTGAGAAGTAAGAAATCTGAAGAGTGAAAATCACAAAGTGGAGAAGATTTAAGAAAAAGGAGGTGTTAGATGAGTGCAATAGCGACCAGTGACACAGTTTGTTCTGGTCATGGAGGATTCCCTCCGCGACCTGTAGCAGAAACAGTTTCCTGGTTTACCGTAAATGGAAAGCCAGTGGTTGTAGATGGGGGAGCGTTCCCCAGCCATACAGACGGAAATAGCGCGCACCCCGGATCAGCCGTATCGACGCGCTCATGGTTTGCAATAGGCGGGAAAGGAGTTGTTTGTGTGGGAGATCCCCTTTCTTGTGGCTCAGTCATCGCCAATGGTGAGGCAATTTTTCAGGTGTCATAATGCTTGATTCAATCGCTGAAGTTAATGCATTCAAAATTCTAAATGCATCAGGCACAACTACGCCTGCATCTATCACGCTAAGTAAAACAGCGTCATCCAATGCCAGTTCTCTGGAAGAGAATATCCAGGCTCTTATCCTGAAGGATAAAGCATACCCGGCGTCGGTGGTTTCATGGGTCAATCAGCTTTCTGTCTTTTCAGAACAACTGAAAACTGTCAGTGCAGAAGCAACCAATTTAGCCGACTCGCTGTCTCCGTATACTTCGCCAACTGAATTACTTCAGATGAAAATTGGCTGGGAATGTTACGTCAAAGGTAATGAGTTATCTCCTGCGCCAGAATTTGCTCTCGTAACAGTTATGGGAGATACCCTGCATCCGCAATCGCTTATTGACGCGTTGGCAGCATTTGAACTGGTGCCAATCACTTCAGCCATGACCGCTATAAATGCAAAAGTTCAGGCGTCAAGCGGGGAGGCTTCAGGCAACGGAAGTTCCACCGGAACAACACAGCAACCAGCACTAACAGAAGAAGAGATCAAAGCACTAAAAGACGCTGTGGAAGCAGCAACAGAACAAATAAATGCAATAAACAACACGAGCAGTAGTCTCTCAACACTTGTACAGCAAGTTAAGGACTCTACCGGAAAAGCCAAACAGGGACTGGAGAATGCTGTAGCTATTACGTTAACCGGTTCTCTACTGGGCGATGAAGTAATGAGTCCGGCAATCAGTTTGATCATGCCACAAGGTGTGATCGATGCGCTCCAAAACAACACTAAAAAGGAACCATAACCACACCATTTAAGCCCATAAATGGTTACAAATTGGTACACATATCACACCAACAAAAAATCTGAAGAGGATGGTTTTGAAAAAGATAATTTTGATAGTAGTTGCGCTTTTAGCCATTTATGGAATTTACCGTACTACGGCGGCAGTTATCGATCACATCAGGTATATCCGTTCCCTGGAAGACTCAAAATCACAACTTGAAAGCGAGAACAACACGCTTTCTACCGCATTGCAGTTAAGTGAAAAATCGCGATCTGCCATGATGGCTGAAAACGAAAGAATTAAAACACTGGAGAAGGAGTACCAGCGCAAAACAGCAGAACTGAATACCAGCCTGATCAAACAACGGGAGGAAAGCCAGAATGAAATCAATCGTCTTGAAACTGCGTTACGCAATGCCGGGGTTAATGATGTGCGTGTGCCTGATGACGTTATCAGGATGCAGCGGGAACGGGCAAAAGAAATCAATCAGCGTGCCAATGCAAATTACCGTAGAAGCCACCAGCAAACCGCAGGGAAATCTGATTGATTATACCCCTTGCATAGTGCCAGAGGACACGCCTGTGCTGTTAAACAAGTATCCGGCATACACTGAACAGTTATTCAGCACTATCGATGAATGCAACCAACGAAACGCACTGAATAACCAAAGGAATAGGGAGATTTGGGAAGGGAAGGGGGTTAAGGCTCCTGAAGCCAGATGTCCTGGCTGTCAGCTTCTTCGAAACCGTGACAGACGTTAAAGTCACTCAAGCGATACTGGCGCTGACGGCCTCTATTTCGCTCATGCCAATGCATATATCCACCAGCAAATGCCAGCGGACAATCGCTATAGTCGATGTAGCCAATACCATTACCCAAACGCGCTTCGCGCGCCCCGGCTTTCCAGGACAGCAGAAAAGAGTCACGATCTGCCAGCATGACTACAAAATCATCCGGATCGCCTATGCAGTGAAGAATGCCTGCCTTGCATAACTGTTTGAGTGCCTTGGACTGACTCAGGATGTCTTCACCGTAATACTGAAAACAATCATCAACAATAGCGGGATAGCCAGCGGGTGGATTCAGGCTGGTTGGTATAGCTGACGCGATAGCCAGCATTAAACGATATTGTGTTTTCGATGGGTTCGCGTGACTCATGTTTCCTCTACTCACTGTCTCCATGCATTTTTCAGCTCCGGAATATCAGCCATTTCAACCAGCTTCCGAAGCCCCGCGCTGACCTTCCCATTACCAACCGCAGCAAGCCAATCCCTTACTGACTTCGGCATATAAAGAGTGGTCGTTACAGGATCTTCCACTCTTACAGGCGTGCCAATTTGAGGCCACTTAACAGATGCCAAAACGTCAGAAGGCGGGGTAAGCGCGGGAACATTAAGAATAGCCTTTCCTGAATGGAGAATCACGATTCGTTCAGCCAGGGAAAGAATGTCTCTTTCAGTAAGGATTGATGACAGTTGAGCTTCTACAAGGCATCTGCTGCTTGTATTCAGAGAATGGCTTTTAGCACCATTTTTGTATGAAACGAAGATCTTGTACGCCATTTGTTCTAATGTTTTATGTTAGAAAATTAAGATTAAACCATACTAACACAAGATTGTTAACGAAAATTATTTTTCTAATGCTATTGACTAAATAACAAAGTGAGTATTGTCACCTCGTCAAAAGAATCTTCACGCCGCGCCCGAATTTAGGGTTTAACCGTGAACAAGAACATTGAGCCAGCTCGTAAGCGCGAGCGCGAGATTATGAATCGGGCGGCAAGCGTCATGGCTATGACCGTCGATCCAACCACTGATGCTGCCGGTAACATGATTACCGACAACGAAGTGATGATGGCTAACCTGGAAAAAGCTATCCAGAAAGAGCCAATGTTTGAAGGCGTTGGACCAGAAGCAGCTCGCCAGATCATTGGTAGCTGGGCCATGTCTATTCATGAATACAAACGCCAGCATGGGCATTATCCGGCAAGCGATGTATTAGCCAACGCCCATGTAGCACTTGAGCGCCTGATGATGGAGTCCGCTAAAGAGACGCATGAAGGCGCTGGCAAAGCCATGTTTGAATCAGTAGCCAAGGACATGCGCACCTCCGATGGTGTAATGAAGGTTGCACAATATGCCGCACTGATCCTGCCTGCTTCTCTCGGCGCAGCCACCAGCGACGCATGTACGTTTATCCCTTGTGATCGTGATGAAACCAATATTTACGAGCTGACCAACGTTGCTGGTACAAAATTCGGTACATTCGAGCAGGGCGATGAACTGAACATGCAGTCTGCTGGCGTGTATTCGCAGATGAAACGCCTGTACATCCTGACCGAAAAAGGCGATGGCAGCAAAACCACCTTCCAGTTTGATATCCAGAACTTCGAAGGCCAGGCCTGCCCGCTGCGCCAGGGCTACAACAAACTGCTGATTAACCGCAAACCGTCCAAAGTAGATGATGGTGACGGCAACCTGTATTTCAACGACAAAGACGTCAACGGCAACTCTTTCTCTGCTACAGCAAAAGTTAAATACGATACCGGCGTTATCGATATCACCTTTAATGAAGCACCAGCAGAAGGCACAGAAATCGCTGTTCAGGTTGAAATCAACATTGAACGCAATCCGAGCCTGATACCAGTCATTAACCAGTCCATGCGCAATTACGCCCTGCGCCCGTCGCAGTACGTGATCGCATCCGAACATACGGTTATGACAGCATCTGACCTGAGCCGTGAACACGGACTCGAACTGGCAGCATTGCAATTCTCCGCAATGCGCAACTGGATTTCCCACGAAATCGATATGATGCGCCTGCGCACTCTGGTATTCCACACAGTTTACGGTCGTGAATTTGATGTGGCACTGCCAGAAGCGCAGAACTACGAATCGTGGGTTGGTTTAATTCGCCATGTAGTGAACGCGCTGTCACAGGACATGGCTGACCGCACCCTGACTACCGGTATCCGTGGTGGCTTTGCTGGTGGCGATGCTGCTAACTTCCTGCGTTCCTTACCGCCGCAGCACTTCCAGTTGGCACCGGGCTATGTACAGTCGCCGTACATTCAATACATCGGCACCCTGTTTGGTTCCATTCGTATCTACGAAGTGCCGAAGCCTATCTGCAAACAATTCCAGGAACATGGCTACGACTTTGGCCTGGACGACATCTACTTCTATGGTCGTGGCGAAGGCATTGGTAAAGCTGGCCTGGTCGCTGGTGATGCTGTGCCTGCTATTCCGTATGTCCACGAAACAAATCCAGCCCTGGTAAACCGCACCACTCTTTGGGGTACAGCAATCAACGATGTGCATCCGCGCAACGGTGAGAACTATTTCACTCGCCTTCGCCTGACACGTTCGAAAGAAGGTGCGATTGACATGTTGAGCGGGCAAATCAACGAAAAAAAGTAGCAGTGGCGAACGTGTCAGTTTCACCAACGGCAATTGAAGTAAACGAAGGTGAAACTATCGCCGCAAGCACTTCAAAGACACGAAAAACACCCAAAAAGAAGTAAGACCAGCCCCTGAATAGGGGGCTATATGGAGGAAAAAATGGCTGATATTCAGGTAACTATTACACCTTCCGATGCGACAGATAAATCTTTCACTATCGAGTCAGATCATCCGGAAATTGTGAGCGTAGATGGCAAAACCTGTACCGCACTTAAAGCAGGTCAGGCTGTGCTCACTATCAAGACCACCGATGGCAATAAAACGGCAACATGCACCGTAACGGTTAATGAAGCCACAAAGAACGTAAGCGCCGTCAGCGTTGAACCGTCAACCAAAGAAGTGACGGTAGGTGACAGCTTCACGGTCGGCGAAGCCTGATAAAAGTCTCCCCATGCTAATGGGGAGACTTCTCTCATCCGCTCGATAAAGAGGAAAAGAGCAGCATGAATAAAATTGGTTTTTCTGTTGGTCAGGCGGCGGGCGTTGCGGTAGCGGACGTAAATGCCGATGCTATTCTGTCCAACACATCTGGCGGTGCTTCCGTCTTTGCCGGGCTGGTGATTTCCCGCAGAGGAGCACCAGGCAAGGTTTTGCAGGTTACAGCAGCCAACTATCAGAGCGTGTTAGGTTCACCTCTTCACCCGCGCACCGGGGCCGCATTTGAACCATATCGCCACGTTGAACGCGCAGTAAAAGGCGGCACCGGTTATGTGGTTCGCGTATGCGCAAAAGACATGAAAGTACCGGGCATTGCCGTTTCTGTTCAGGCCAGGTCGAAAAGCACCAAGTCAGCAAAAACTCTGCAAATTGCTCCGACCGAAGCAACGGTAAATATCGGCGATACACTGACCGTTCGTGCCGTTTCTGGAGCCACTTCTCCGGTAACTTTCGCTGCAAGCGAAACACCTGAAATTTCCGGCAGTGAACTGGCTATTTTCTACATAAAGGACGGTGATGCTTCGACAAACCGCACGTTATCACTGACCCGTGAGGACGAAGAAAATGACCTGTTCACTCTGGAACTGAAAGAGACACAGACCGATGGTTCTGTAGAAACATTGGAAAGCTACCAGGTTTCTTTCGATCCGGATGCAACGAACGATATGGGCCAGCCAGCATGGATTCCTGCGTTGTTAGAAAGTCAGTCCTCCAGGCTTGGAGCTGTACTGGCTGATGGTGCCGAAGACTCCGCTCACTTGCTGACTTTCGAAGATGTAGCGTTTGAAGGCGGTACAGATGGCGATCTGTCCTCAATTGACGCTGATGATTATCTGAAAGCGTTAGAGGTTCTCGAAGCGTCAGAAGTTAATTATACCGCGCTGCTTTCTCTGGGCTGCTACGACGCATCCGTGCTGGCAAAAATCAATTCGCTGGCAGAAGACGTTCGCGTGGATATGTTCTACGACCTGAAATGTGCTCAGACTGGTGAAAACGCTATCGCAGAAGCTAAATCACATGGTTTCGGCAAATCCCACCAGGCTGCACGTTATCACTTCCCGTACTCATGCCGTGACACTTTCAGCGGTATGAATGTGGTTTACGGAATCAGTTGTGATGCGTTCGTGGCAAAAGCGAAAGGCGTTGCGCTTGTGTCTGATGTAGGCGGCTGGCATTACGCCCCGGCTGGTCTGTCTCGGGCAATCATTGATCGCCAGAACATCACCAGACTCTCCGGAATTGGCACAATCGATCGTGAAGCGTATGTGACCGCTCGTATTAACCCTGTAAGCGTTGCAGCGGATGGTTCTGTCTACATCGACGACTCCCTGACGACATACAGCAAAAATAACTATCTGCGATTCCAGCACGTTTCATCACTGATGAATGCAATTGCCCGCAATTTCTATGAAGTTGCTCAGGCAATCAAGCATGAACCTGATGGCGTTACGCAGGAAAGTCTGACTAACGCACTGACAGATCTTCTGGACCGTTTTTATGCGGCTGGTGCGCTGGTTACACCACGCGATGAATCTCAAGGTTCTGACCCTTATGTGGTCAAGGTAACTCAAAAAGACATCGACTTGTGGGAAGTGGAATGGTCCGTGTGCCCAACAGGCACTGCCCGTCGAATCCTCGGCAAACCAATCCTGATGCGTTGATTTATCTTCCCCGCTGAAACGCGGGGATGAATGAGGTTTCCTAATGAAAAACTATTCTGTTGTTGATCCATTCATGCGCGCGCTATTTGCAGGCAAAACAGCCGATAACGCAGATACAGCCATACTGGAAAGCGCCAAAGATTCTGGTTGTTTTGAAAGTGGCGATAACGCCATCCTGGAAAGTGCCAAGAATGGAACAGATGGCGCGGATATCGAAGCCGCAATGATGGAAGCGGTGGAATCCCGTGCACAAAGTGACATCCGCAGTCTGGCAGCTTCAATGCTGGCGAGCTGGGTAGAAGATGGCGACCCTGAAGCGGATTCATTTGATGCGCTGGCAATCACAATGGCTGGCCTGGCCGACATTGACGAAGACACGGAACTGACCGACGAACAGGTTGACGCATATAACGACGCACTCGCGGCGTTGGCTAACGCGGCTGTGGCCCTGGGCGCTGATCAGGACGACGTCACCGAGATGATCGATGACGAAGATGACGCGGCAGCAGAACGCGTATTTGACGCACTGTCAGAAAGCGATAGTGAAATGATGGAAGAAGCCATTGCGATTTACACCGTTGCTGGTGGCAATGCAGCAATGCTCGAAGCTGTCAGCAAAAAAGTCGTTCGTGATGGCAAGGTTACTATCATCCGCAAACGCCCGCGCCCGCGTCGCATGACGTCCTTACAAAAGCAGGCGCTGAAAAAAGCTCGCCGTAAGGCACATACGTCGATAGCTAACACTCGCCGCCGTAAGTCTATCCGCATCCGCAAAAAACGCGGTCTGTAATGATGTAAGCCACCTGTAATGGTGGCCTGTTTGGGAGAAATAGCAGTGATTTGCGGCGCGATCATGGCAGACGGCATAAGCCCGCTAATGAAAGCCTACATCAAGTCAAGTGAGGATATGGTAGTCGGATATATCGGCGAAGGTTCCTCTGCCGAACTATCGTCTCTGTGGCAGTCGCCATTTGAAGATAAAGCGATGGGCAGCATGTTAGGCGCTATTAGCGAGGCTGCATCATCTCTTGCAGGCATCGTGCAGACATCATCAGGGTACACGAGTAAAAGCCGGTTCAACTCCACCCTCGTGTGGGAAGGGCAACAACCGCCGGAATTTACCCTTGTCCTGGATTTTTTAGCTACATCCAGCGCAAAAATTGAGGTGAATGACGCCATCACGACGTTGCTGAAAATGGCATCGCCAGAACTAAACGACATTACGCCTTTTGGTCGAGTCCCGGAGGCCGTAACGATAAATATCGGCAGGAACGTGATGTTAACGAACGTTGTGATCAAAAGCGTCAGCTATCAGCTTGACGCCCCGCGCACATCGGAAGGCTATTTCACCCACAACACGGTCACTCTGCAATGCAGTGGCAACACATCTATTAACCGCAGCAATATCTCATCTGTTTTTGTTTAGGAGTAATTATGGCCGGTTTTTCAAACACAAAAGCCGATCTCGCCTTCCTGAAAGCCAGATTCAACAAGAACCTGGCAGCAGGCGAAAAATTAATTGGCACTGAATATTGGATGACCATTAAGGGATACGAAAATCTGTCAGTGCTGATCCGCACCGCGCAGTTACCGGAAATGACGCGTGAAGACGTAGAAGATTACGCTCCAGGCGGTATGAAGTTCAACCAACACGGCCCGCTGCGTAACTCAGGTGAATTTCAGGTTACCTGTGCGGAGACGATTGAAGGTGTTGTACTCGCTGCCGTCAAAGAGATGGTTTATCAGAAGAAATATCTGGATATCTCTTTCCAGGCTGCCGCTGAATCTAACAGCGGTGACAGCAAAGGTCTGTCACGTACTTACTCACACTGCAAAGTGTATTCCGATGCCGTTGATTTCTCATCAGAAGATGTAACGGCGGTTGTCAGACCGACCCTGCGTATTGTGTACAACTGGGTTGAGTAATACCGATCCCGCTCAAAAGAGCGGGATTATCCCCCTCCGTCCGGAGTATTTATGACACCTTCTGAACTATTAGAAAGCGTTAAAGCGCGATTCAATCCTCTTCTTGTACGGGAAGAGGAAACACTGAAAGCATTCCTGCTCAAAGCGTTGACTACTTACCAGGACAGGGCAGGCGTAGTTAAGGCGTTAAAGCTGGAGAAATCAGACGGCACGGCGATCCCTGTTCCGGATGATTATCTGTCTCTGGTCCACGTCACTGACCACAACGGGCTTCTGGTTTACGCCGACGAGATTGCCGGTTTTGTCGAACTTGAGCTTACCGGTTCTGAACGCTGGCCTTTCAAGATGCAATACCTTGTAAATCTCCGCGATCGCAACCTGGATGAGTGGCAAGTGCCACCTGCGATTATCGGAATGCTTGAGGAATATCTTGAAGCACTTATCAATGTCCGCAACGTTGCCCGCCAGCGAAGGGCGTCAATTGATGGCAAGTTTGATTACTCCGATCTTCCTGATGAGGCGACGCTCTACGCGCGTGTTCAGGAGATAGAAGAAAAAATGGCAGCCAACCGGGCCATTATCCCTGGTGCTACCATTTTTTAACACGGAGGGCTACGTGAGTATTTTTAGTGCTACAACGCAAACGCTAGCCAGTGCGGTATCGTTTAGCGCGAAATCGTTCACCAGCAACCTTATCAGCGACATTCTGGATAGAGCGGTGTCTGGCAGTGGCGTTAGTGGGAGCTACGGCAATGACATCGCTTACGGAAAGAACGTAGTTGCTACGGCTATGCGTATCCGCTATGCCCAGGGCTGGCAGTGGACGGTAGACGTAGACGGATTAAGCGGCTTTGATATGTTCGTTAAGGACATCACTTACAGTAGCGGGAATATTGAAACAGAAAGCAAAATCATTGGTAGCGTCGAGTTCAATAAGCCAACGCACGTAACCGCCGGGCCGGTAACAATGACGGTCAGAGACACAGAAGACGGCAAAATAATGAATTGGTTCAAAGAGCGCCGCGCTCGTGTAACCAATAGCGATGGTACGCTAAACCTGCCGCCAGATTATCTCATGAATATCAGGCTATACCGCGTTACACAGGAAGGCGGGAAAGAGCTGGAAGAGGAAATGCGTGTATTTCCGACTCAGATAGGAGAGATCAGCCGCTCACGTGATCAGGTGTCCGAATTCTTGTCCTATCCGATCACGTTCCAGCGATACACATCTGCCGGTTCCGGCCTGTCCGCATTAGTCAATGGAGCTGCTGGTTTAGCAACAAGCGCACTTAAAAGCGCCGCCAGCAACGTGATCAAGTTTTGAAATGCAGTATTAAAGTGCGAGAAGGTGGGGAAGGGGCAAACTTGAGGGCAATATCTACACCTGCTGTTTACGTCAATGATGGCATTTTTTACACATCACAACAAAATCAACGCGTTACAACCATAAAACATTCAACAGTAGTGCGATAAAAATAGCTATAGCATACGATGCCATCTGAGGGTGATTTTTACACATTCCTTATTAATCAATAAATTACAAATAATGTTAGCCGTTAAAGATCCAACCAACTAACTAATGATGTAAGAATTGCCCTCAATCTCCCATCTTTAAGGGCAAATCCTACACCTACAGAGAGGTGTAGAAATTGCCCTTAAGACTGCTGATAGGTGAATTTTATTTTTGTAACTCTGCCACCTTCTGTAACCTCTGAGAAAACTATTTTCATTTTTGTGTTTTTTTCGATTTCAGCTACAGCTTTTGCCAGAAAGCTTCTCTTAAATTCGGCGTACCGTTGATAGCTTTTGGGAAGACCATAACGCTCCCGCATCCATTCAACGCCAAGTATAGCGAAGCCGCTCCCATCATCCTTTCTATACTGGCATAAGGACTCATAAAGCCGCATAGAATAAGGGTTTGTCAGGCGAGACACTTCAGTAAAATTCAGCCTCGTGAACCTCTTATCAAGCAGAGTAAAAAACGGCATGAGATATGGATTCAGATGAATAATGTAAGTCCCCCGGCGTGGTGAGTAAGCCTCCTTAATCATCCAGGGATAAGACTCATAACTGTCTTCTGATTCGGTTGATTCATCAGGGTTATATATCGTGACTTTCTTCTCACTAAGTCCGGAGATAGCTTTACGAATATCCTTGCTGGCTTCAGCAGAGGGCAAATTATACATCTCTGCATATTCGTTGACCGTCAACTCACAGGCACCTGAACCAAGAACGCCATCCTTAGAAGCATAGCGAAGTCTTCCCACCACAATAAACAACAGTCGCTTTTGGTCGCGTGTCAGGTGATAAGCCGCCTCTGTGATCTCATTGGCCTGCGCCAAGCTACGGCTAATTGGTGTCGCTGATTCAATCAGACTGACGGCTTTTGCCGTTAATTCCGCTCTGTTCATAACCCTGTGTGATCCTTCAAATGGTGAGGGCAATTTTTACATCACTTTGAGGGCAATTACTACACCTTTTGAGGGCAAATCTTACACCTGCTGAGGGCAAATCTTACACCTCAATAGCTTAATTGAGGGCAAATCTTACACCTTGGTCCTCTACAAGCCCCGCCACCCCTGGCCTCCGCGATGCCTAAAAAGGATCTAAAAAGGATTAAAAAGAGAAAAAGGTTTATAAAAATACTCTGTGGATATGTGAATTGCGTCACTTAAGGTGTAAAAATCACCCTCAATAGTTGCTGTTCGATCGACAAAGATCCTTATTCAATACTCCCACAAATCACACACTCCCTATCCTCTGAAAAACTAACTGAACCTAGCTTTCGGAGGAATCCTTGAACATTCCCAAATTCCCATTGCCTTCACAGCCTGAAATAGAAATTCAGTTTCATGCACCTACTGTGAAAGATGCCCTGAAATATTCAGACATCAATCCGGCAGAAGACGAGGCAACCACAACAGAATACCTCAATGCTATGCAAGACGGCGAAATTAACGACAGCTCAAACTGGACAGTTCAGGATCGCAGAACCGCGCTTTGGTGGATCTTTGTTAATTCCAGGCCTGATGCCGTCATGACTTACTCATACGAGTGTGGTCACTGTGGAAACGTTCATCACGCAGATATTAACCTTTCAGACCTTGCCGAAACGGTAGAAATCCTGACTGTCCCGCCGTTTATTAAAACTATGGTCCCTATAAACGGAGTACCAACCGAGTGGACGCTTAAACCACTAACAGGGAAAGGAGCTGAATTGCTTGAGCGTATGCGCGCCACTTTGCCTGATATGAAAACTCCAGAGTACAGTGCTGAGGTTGCTCGTCTCCGCATAGCTGAGTTGGCCTTGTGTACATCTCTGAACGACGATCCAGAAGACTTCACACAAGCTGCAAACAGACGATTCGATATCATTGAAAACATGGCTCTGGAAACCGAGTTTACCCCTCTGGTAGCTCGCATTCAGCTCATGCAGAAAGACCTTCGCCACGGCTTAAAAATGGCTATTGAACGAGGCACAAGCCGCCTGATCCTACCGCCACAACGCTGCAAAAACGCTAAGGAGGGTGCAGACGTGACTACCACGCTGTACGCCCCATTTCTCAATAGAGAGTTTATCCCATCAATTAGATCTGAATGGATGGCTAACCATTATCAATAACCTGACGTTATACGGCTACCAGCCAGTTAGTGACGTTGAACAATTACCGCAGTGGCGGGCACTCCATATGGAAAAAGCACTGGAAGAGAAATACAAAGCCCACGCCAAAAAAACAGGGTGATCACCGCCGATGTAAGTGAGGTTATTTTGAACGATAAAAAAGACCGAATAGCGATAATCGACGCAATACAAACGGCAAACGCGAAAGAGCTAGCTGCGCTTTCAGAAATAAAAAAAGCACTTGAGTCTTACGGACGCAATCCTGATACCAGCGACGCACCACAAGGACGCGTAAGTCGTCGCCTGGCCCGAACAGGGAAAGCAGGGGCGCAACGCAACAGTTTCACACAGGGGCCGTATAAAGACCGGCTCCCTACCAGGAAACAGAGATTACGTATAAACAACACTAGCGAGATAGATAATCCGCAAAAAGCAGCAGCAGATCACCGCACCGCTCATTCGGAATCAAAAACAGCACCGCTGGCTGAAGGCAAAGCCACGAAGTCATCACCTGAGCGCATTCAATCGCTCACTCCTGACATTCAGCCTGCAAGGCAAGAACAACCAGTTAGAGAAAACCAGAGCATCGCTGGTGCACCGTTACGGGATAGCAACGGACGATTTGCCTCTCAGAAAAAAAACGAGGATCTCGCACGCCAGAATGAGCTACGCGCACAGGCAAAACTACAGGTTGGGTTCCTGCGAAAACTCGGTTCCATTATGGGGGTTGATGGTTCAGGGAAAGCCGACGATGGAGCTGTAACCGATGCTGCCGGGGTAGGGGCTGGTGGTCCACTATGGATGGCAGCACGGGGCGTATTTGATATCAGCCGCGAGATTACTGGTAAGGCTAAATCATTGAAAGAATGGATAGATAATGGCAACGACAAGGCGGCTGGCGCACCGGTGGTCGCAAAAGCCCCCGCCATTACTTACCCGGCACCTGACAATGAAAGGAAGACTCCAGATAACGCGCCCGGTTCAGCAAAGGCATTTACTGAAGCCGTTAAAGAAAAATCTGTGCGTGCGATCGAAGAACAAACGAAAGTTCTTCAACGCAACGACAGCCAGATAATTGATGAGCTGGAAACTGTATCCGAAGAGATCCGGAAGCTAAGAAAGTCCCAGGAGAGTGGGCTAAAACTGAGCGACCTCCTCGGCGGTGGCAGATTACGTACCAAAATATCCCCTACACGCGGTCGTAGCAGTGCACGTGGTGGCAACACGGGCCGCACTGGAGACAGTAAAGAAAACAAGGGCAAGAAGGGAAAAAACACCAGCAAACCTACTGAGACGGGCAGGAGTCAGGAAGGCAAAGAGGGGAAAAAAAATCAGCCAGGCAAAAACAACAGTGCGGGCGAGGAAAAAAATCGGACAAAAAATGCTGGTGGGAACGAGGGTAGTACCTCACCAAAATCATCGGGTGATAAATCTTCAGTTAAAACCAGAGCAGGTAAGGTCACTGAAGAAAGTGTAGCCAAAACGGCGACTGGTGGAGCGGCAGGGAAAGACGCTGGTAAAGCGGCAACTTCCGCTGGGGAAAGCCTTACCAGGAAAGAGGCGGGTAAGGTTGCCGTTGCCACTGGTGAAAACATCGCGAAAAAAGAAGCTGGAAAAGTGGCTCTCAAAGCTGCCGGAGGTGTTGCCGCAAGGGCCGGATTCAGGGCGATTCCAGTCATCGGCCAGGTGGCTATGGTTGGTTATGATGCCGTAGACGGCTACAGCGACACAGAAGCGCAGAGGGCGACTTATAACCTGAAGGAAGGGCAGGACGTTACAACACAGCAAAAGAGCGCCTACGCCGCTGCTAACGTCCTGGATATGGGCGGTCTGGTGACGGGAGCGGCTAACCTCATTGGCGAGGGGATGTCCGCGCTAGGCTTTGAAGGTGTCGGACAAAAACTTCAGAGTCTTGATACCAGCAATATCGCTCGCGGCATAAATAGTTCTATCGACGCGTCGAAGAACGCATTCAGCAGCCTAAAAGAATCGTTCTCATCAAGCAGCGAAGGCACTGCGCAGGTTAAGAAAGCCGTTGAAGATGGCACCAAGCAAACGGTAGCCGCAATTAATGATCTGGCCCGACAGCTACAGGGCGGGCGCAGAGGTGAGGATGGCGTGGGTGAACACGGCTACAAATCGCCAGACGAATTTAAAGCGCCTGAAAAAAATACAATAACGGCTGATCTGAATATAGGCGGAAGCAACGCCAAGAACAGGAATTACCGGAATAACAACCTGGGGAACCTGGTTTTTGCAAATCAGGAGGGGGCGGTACTGGAAGCGCCGAACGCGAAAGGCGAACAGCGTTTTGCGCGGTTTAATACGCCCGAAGAAGGGATTCGGGCATTGGCAAACCAGGTATCGAGTTATTACAACGGTACAAGTGCTGCCGCCGGGTATCAGAAGCTGCAAACAGTATCCAGCATCATTTCAAAATGGGCACCACCAACAGAGAACAACACCAATCAGTACATTGAAAACGTCAGCAAATATCTCGGGGTATCCCCCAACGATAAAATAGACGTTAGCAACCCTGAAGTTATGACGCACCTTGTTCGCGCCATTGCGACGAAGGAGGGGGGTAACCCGGCGGTTAACAACAATTTCATCAAAACAGCTCTTGGTTCATTCAACGCTAAAACTGGGCGTTGGGAAGGGCAATTCAATGATGAAACGCTGGAACACATTAATAAAATCCAGAAGGAAAAGGGCGGTCCTCTAATCGCTCGCAACTCCCAATATAGTGTCGGTAGCAAAGTCAAATACGCCAACGGCTCATCTTCTGCTATTCCTGCGTCAAGCGTAGCCCAGGCTGTAATGCCTAGCCCTACTGACGTGGTTCAACACGCACAGGCAGCTAAAAAACCGAAGGCAGCTCAACAGGAAAATGCCCAAGCGATCAGCCACGCGAAAGCTAGTGGCAATTCTTCCGCCGCAGCCGGATTGACGGAGCGGTTAATGAGTGCAGACGGTGTTGGGGGCGTCATCGCCGGGATAGTTGGGGGAGATCCCAATATGGGGCTAAATCTCGGCCCCGTCAGTTCTCCGGAAGAGATGTCCTCGTTAGCAGCAAAAGCCAAGCAATTGGATAAGTTTCTTGTTGAAAAAATATCCAGAGCAACGGGCAAAAACTTTAGTTTCCAGAAGGCGGAACAGATCGCCGATATCACTACGGCTATACAGCAAAAGCGCAACGTTAACCGCGATACAGAAACCATTGGCCTGCTTCCGGAGAGTCCGGCAACCATCAGCGAGAAGCGTGCCACATCGACACCGGCGGGTGTGCAGATGTACGACAACGGCTACAAGGTGGTTGAAGGTGAGGACAGGGGCTTCTTTGGCTCGCTATTTGATTCAACTGTGTCAGGGCTTAACCAGGTAGGCTCCGCCGTCCTCCCCGCCGTTGGAGATAACCTCTCGCGACTTGTGGGCGGTATTGATAGCACCGGAATGTTAAATGACTTTGTATTGCAGTCCTCTGGACAGAATACCGATGTTGCTCGCGCTATTAGTCCGTTAACAAGGAGTGTTGGCGGTTGGCTGAATGGTGGCATACAGAAAACGGCGGATACGATCAGGGACACAACTGGCGCAATCAATCAAAGCCTGTTTGCTTCGGGCGTGGCTGCTAAAGAACCGTTCCTTGCAATGCCTCCGCAGCTACCAATCGTCACGGACCTCGCACGAAGCGGAATAAGGCAGATGCTAACAACAGATACCGCAAATAACGATCCGGCTATGTTGAAAGCACTGGAGAACGTTTATTCCGTTCTTAAAGAGATTCTTGGCGTAAGCAAAGACAACCGCAAAGGCGATCAGGACAAAGTTGTGAACACATCACAACCACAACCTCGTCAGCGTGCCAGCACGACTATCAATGACCCATCTCTTGACAAATTACTGGAGGATTAAGACCGATGCTTTATGAGATTGATGCCCGCCTTCAGACAAACGAGAGCGGGGTGGTGATCGCTGAAGGCGACACAAACGCCTGGATAGCCCGACTCGATGAATGGCTACGGACACCAAATGGCAGCGTTTACGGATTGCCGTCATGGGGGAATCCGATGGAGGAGTTCAAACACGAACCCTTCGGTTCTGATACGTCACACATTGTTGAAGTGGCGATTGAAGCGCGAATGATGACGAAGCTACAGCAGGACTTACCAGGGCTTGGACTCCAGGCGATCCGCTGCGCGACTGTCTCTGAAGACCAGTTACTAATTAGCTTCCAGGCAAAAGGAGGCACCGTGAATGTTGTTATGCAGAAAGATAGCGGAGATACAGCGTGAGTATTACCGAATTACTGGACAAGTTTAATGCCAAGCTGAACGAAAACCCCTGGTGGGCGCGATTTGTAAACAGCCAGTTTATTCAAATGCAGTCCGTTTTGGGCGCGCAGATTGTTTATATTGCGCGTACATTTGCAAGCCGTGCACTTACAGAAGGATTCATTTCCACCGCGACGCGTAGAGCAAGTATTCTCGCGGCAGCGGAAGACCGTGGCTATGTCGGTCGTTTGGTCGATGCGTCATACGGCACTGTTTCCATCACCAACAAAACCGACAGGGATATTACTCTACCCGGAGGGGCTGAATTACTGACAAGTGACCAGACACCAATTGCAACCAGCAGTAGTGTTGTTATCCCTGCTGGTGAAACAGTACCCGGCATAGAAGTAAAACAGCATGAAGCAGTCAGCGTAACGTTCGACGTGGTGCAAGAAACACCATTCTTGACGCTGTTACTTTCCCGTGAGTTAACAGCAGAAGTCGCCAGCCTGGAAGTTGTCGTGATAACTAATGGTGTCGAGGAAAAATGGACACATAACCCCCTGTTCCGCATGTCCAGGGATAACAGTAAACATTATGTGTTGGTTTATAAGCCGACAGAACAGATCGGCGTGCGCTTCGGTGATGGATCAATGGGGATGATGCCAGCGGCAGGGAGTCAGGTACGCATTGATATTATGGCAAGCCTCGGTGATTACACGCTGGCTGAAGGCCAGAAACTTGAACCAGCAGGGAACATCTCCGGGCATGTCGAATCACTGGAAGTAAAAACCGATTCGATCATTTCTGGCGGTGGTGGCATGGAAACTACCGAGGAAACCCGAAACAGGGCGCAGTATTATGTGGCCTACGATGAGCAGGTTGTTTGGGGCGGTGATTACCGCCAGTTCATTCAGAACGTGGTCAGTGGCACGTCATGGCTTAACGTGTGGGGGGAGGCGCTACAGGAGAAAATCACGGGCTTTGATGTGCGTAATATCAACAAAATTTTCTTTTGTGGGCACAAGCCCGGCGTAACACAGGAAGCTCTGAAAACAGAGATATTATCAGCCCTTGAGAGTATCCCTAATGAGCTGAATAAGAAGTTCGAATACGTCGCCACCAATGAACAGCCGTTCAACATCAAATTTACCGGTATCGTAAAAAAGAGTGTGCTGGTGGATGACGCGCTAACTGCAATTAAAGCGGCACTGGAGGAGAACTTCGGTAAAGACTCCATGTCATTTAGCCAGCTATTGCAGAGTGATGACGATTCACAGCAATGTTATGCACAGGTCAAAGTAAAAGATATCTGGCGAGTAATCGAATCGCTGGATATGTTCCTGTCTTATGACGTGGCTACGCAGAACATGAAAGAAGCTGTGTACTTTAATGATTTTGTTTATCTGGACGTGGAATCATCAACGTTCAGCATAACCTATCCGTAAGAGGTCACAATGCAGAATAACTGGCTAAAAGAGCGTCTGACGCAATTTAAACAGGATTCTAAATTGTGGGCCGCCTTTGTTGATACGATTCAGGACGTGTGGAATGAATCGGTTGAACCTATTCTCACGCGAATAAGCAACCGTAAATCGTTTTTCACAATGGCAAGGGAGGATATGGACACTCGCATTGCTGAATATGGTCGTTTCTTTGTTATCACAGAAACGGACAAAACACGCAGGCCAATGCTATTAGCTCAACGACTGGATGAGGTGCACTTCAAAGGAACAGTAAGGCCGATAGAGCAAACGTTCTGGCGTGAATTTGGCACAATCCCCGTCTCATGGGAACCTTTGTATGCGCCTGTCGATACAGAAAAACATCCCTATGGTTCATTCTTCGCGACCGCAAATGAAATACCGACCGCTCAGGCACAATATGGTGAGTTTTTCCTGACATCCAGAGGGCTGGTTGTCGTCAACCAAAATAAGCTGTATCGAGCTTATGATAGCGATGACCGAGACGTTGCTGTACAGAAGCTACTTGCTGATTTTGATACGGTTATAGCGCCGCTATTGCCATTGCATATCGTGTTTGATGGTGTTTCTTTCCAGTTAAGCGCAACATTGCCGGAAATGGCGGAGATCCTGAATTGCTTATCTGCGGAAGTGTCCTTTATTGAGGGGGTGTACACGACGCAAGAGATGGTCGATGAGCTATCTATTAGCGATACGATCATTCAAATAGGCGGCATCCAGTTCGCAGGAAGGCCAGACCGGACGACGGAAAGAGTGCTTCATCTCGATGAACTCCCGCTCGACGCCTGGGCGCTGGATTATAATTTTGCACCTTAGCAAACCAGGCCCCGCCAACCTGGGTGGGGCCATTTCTCAAAACAAAAGACCACTGGAAATCACAAACTGAACATACTGCCCTTCGATTTATTGCTTGTTAAAGGGGCTATGTTCGTATGGCTGAAACTTTAAAATCCCAAAGCGATTCCAGTATTTACAAGGCGCAACTCCTTTCTTACTACTACTCTCGCCGTGCAGAGTCTGCAATCGGCAGAGGTGAGCGTTTTGTTATGACAAAGGCTTATTGGTGCAAGTCCGATCTTGTGACGGTAAATAGTGCTGGTGGCTGGACTATTTCTGATATTCCGCTCGACTTCAAGTTAAGTGATGCACAGCATTTTGCTGAATCCAATCTCATTCTTTCCAGCCTCGATGGTGTCATTACGATTAATGCCGCTTTTCCACAAGAAACGATGCCGGACGATACACCTTACGATTTCAATACGCTGGTTCTCGTAGATGCAGAGGATCAGGCTTTTGGGGTTGTTTGTACTCAACAGGACACCTTATTCAAAGGTAAGCGATACAGCTTGCTCATGACCATTGAACAGGTCGAGGGATAATTATGTGCGCAGATAAAGTAAAGAACATTGTCACCTTATCTTCGGACATTTCCGCTCCACTAATTGCAGACATGCAATACTTTGAGCTGTATAGCACCGAAGCTCTAAACAGGAAGATGAAAAATATCGTTCTGCCCGGTGTGTACTGTGGGTTTGAACCGGTGCCAGGGGATGGCCTGTTTGTGCGGATTACATCCGAGAAAACAGAGGGAAGAGGGGCGGCTTCAGTTGACGTGGGTAAATGTCAGATATCCGTGCAGCAAGTCAGTGATGTTGTTGTTCCTGTAGAAGCAGGTGTAACGACAATCATCGTTCTTGAAGCTAATTACGAACATGGAGTGAAAACCAGCCAGGTAGATAGTTCATCGGATATTAGCGCAGCGAGAATTATAGCTCTCGTTGATGAGGGCATAGCATCTAACCAGATTGAGCTATGCCGAGTGATCGTGCCTGACAATGCTCAAGCCGTTACCGCAGATATGATTAGCACTAAATATCGCGCTAATCGTGCTGTAGGTGTTGAGTTCTCCAGTGCTTTGGATAGTGACGAAGAATATAAAGCTGCAACCCCCCTTGCTATCAGCACGTTAAATAAACTTAAAGCTCCGGTTGATAGCCCGGAATTTATAGGTATCCCTACATCTCCAACTCCGGAACAAGGTACAAACAGTACACAAATCGCAAACGCTGCCTTTGTTCAGGCCGCTATAACCGCCCTTATTGATGGTTCTCCTTCAGCGTTGGATACGCTGAAAAAAATTGCAGATGCAATAAACAATGATCCCCAGTTTAGCCAGACGATTAATGATGCTTTAGCTCTTAAAGCGCCGTTATTAAGCCCGGCATTTACGGGGGTTCCAACAGCTCCTACGGCGTCACAAGGTACGAACAACACTCAGATTGCAACAACCGCTTATGTTCGTGCCGCTATTTCTGCATTGGTCGGCTCATCACCAGAAGCTCTTGATACTCTTAATGAGCTTGCTGCGGCGCTGGGCAATGACCCGAACTTTGCGACTACAATGACAAATGCCCTGGCAGGTAAGCAGCCTCTCGACGCAACCTTAACCGCGCTCGCTGGCCTGGCGACGGGGGCAAATAAATTACCGTACTTTACCGGAACAGACACTGTAGCCCAGACTGATTTAACGTCAGTCGGTCGCGATATTCTTGCTAAAACAAGCACACTGGCTGTTATCCAATACCTTGGTTTAAGAGAACTCGGAACCAGCGGAGAAAAGCTCCCCCTGTTGAGCACAGCTAATACCTGGAGTGCACGCCAGACTTTCAGCGCGGGGATCACTGGTACGCTGACCGGGAACGCCGATACTGCGACGAAATTAAAAACAGCCAGAAAGATTAACGGTGTGGCATTTGATGGGTCGGCAGATATTACTCTGACCCCTGAAGATCTTGGCTTAACGGATATTGCTTCTCAAGCTGGTAACGCAGTTCAGCGTTCTGGCGACACAATGGGGGGGCAGCTAAAAATTGGCACAATAAATGCCCTTCGAATATTTAACCAGGACTTTGGCCTTATCTTCAGGAGATCCGAGGAATATCTTCATCTTATCCCGACAAATGAAGGGGAGGGTGAAAATGGTGACATCGGGCCATTAAGACCATTTTCTATAAACTTAAGAACTGGGTTGGTGTCCATCGGTAACGGCGTAAAAGTTGGCGGTGGTATTACTGGTAATTTGACGGGAAACGCAGATACTGCCACAAAGCTCAAGACAGCTCGAACGATCGGCGGAGTGTCATTTGATGGCAGCGCCAATATCGACCTGCCTGGCGTGAATAAAACAGGTAATCAGAGCACTACCGGCAATGCTGCAACCGCAACGAAACTTCAGACGGCACGCACAATCGGCGGAGTGTCATTTGATGGCAGCGCCAATATCGACCTGCCTGGCGTGAATA